TGCCTATTCATTACCTACAGCAAGTACATCACAATTAGGTGGTGTTAAAGTAGATGGTTCTACAATTACTATAAATGGTAGTGGTATTATAAGTGCTACATATTCTTTACCCACAGCAAGTACAACACAATTAGGTGTTGTTAAAATAGATGGATCAACATTAGCATTTAATAATAATGGTCAACTTTATTATACGGGTGCAGGTGTTGGAGGATATTCATTACCTACAGCAAGTACATCACAATTAGGTGGTGTTAAGGTAGATGGTTCTACAATTACAATTAACAACGGTGTTATTAGTAGTTCCATACCCACAGCGTCAACAAGTACATTAGGTGGTGTTAAGGTAGATGGTTCTACAATTACAATTAGTAGTGGTACTATAAGTGCAACACAATATTCTTTACCTTCTGCTACTACAACTATATTAGGTGGTGTTAAAGTAGATGGACTAACTATTACAGCCAGCAGTGGTATTATTAGTGCTGTAAAATATTCATTACCAATAGCATCAACAAGTACATTAGGTGGTGTTAAGGTAGATGGTTCTACAATCACTATAAATGGTAGTGGTGTTATTAGTGGTTCTAGTAATGGACCTACAGGACCAACTGGACCTTCTGGACCTTCTGGTGGACCAACTGGACCTACTGGATGGACCGGTCCTACAGGTTGGACTGGACCAAGCGGAGCATTACAGCATTGGACATTAAAAACATCAAATTATACTGCTATAGACGGAGATCGTATAGTTGCAAATACTAGTGGCGGAAGTTTTAATATAACACTTCCATCGAGTCCATCATCTGGGACATATGTTCAAATCACCGACGGAGGAAATTGGCAAACAAATAATCTTATTGTTACTAGAAATGGAAGTACAATTGAAGGACTTTCTGAAGATTTAACAGTTTCGATAAGTGGAATAACTATAGAATTAATTTACGACGGAACAACTTGGCAAGTAACTGCAACAACAGGTGCTGCTGGTCCAACTGGTCCAGCAGGCGGACCTACTGGTCCAACTGGATGGACTGGACCTACAGGATGGACTGGACCTAGTGTAACTGGACCCACAGGATGGACTGGACCTACAGGATGGACTGGACCTACAGGATGGACTGGACCTAGTGTAACTGGACCTACAGGATGGACTGGACCTACAGGATGGACTGGACCTAGTGTAACTGGACCTACAGGATGGACTGGACCCACCGGAACAGTTATAACTACTAGTACAAATCTACAAATTAATAGTTTAGGTGTAGGAACCGCAGCATCAGGTACTGCTGGAACTGTTACAGTATCTAATATGATTTCCACAAGTGTAATGGAAGTTACTACGACATCTGCTACGGCTGCTACAGGAACTATAACATTTTATCCTAATGTACAATCTGTACTTTACTATACAACAAATGCATCCGGAAACTGGACATTAAATGTTGGATGGTCGGGATCTACATTTAATACAGCAGTTGCTACTGGTAGAACAATAACAATAGTTTTCATGGCTACCCAAGGATCAACAGCATATTATCAAACAGGATTTCAAATCGATGGATCATCAGTAACTCCTAAATGGCAGGGAGGATCCGCACCTAGTGCTGGTAATATTAACGGTATAGATATTTATACGTACACTATAGTAAAAACAGGTTCTGCTGCTTATACCGTTCTTGCTTCATTAACACAGTTCGCTTAGGAGTTGTAAATGCCAAGTATTATAACAACAGGAACAATGTCAGCAAAGGCATTTGGGTTTGCTGCTAATCTTTTTAAACTTATTCCTAGTGTCTATACGGCTAATGGTGGTAACGATACCTTATCCAAGATTACTGCTGCTGGTACGGTTACCCAAGCATGGGCCACATTGGCTAGTGGTGCTAGTCCGGATGCAATAGCAATAGATAGTTCTGGTAACATCTACACAGCTAATTATGGTCATGGTATTGATACTGTATCCAAGATTACTGCTGCTGGTACGGTTACCCAAGCATGGGCCACATTGGCTAGTGGTGCTAGTCCAGTTGGAATAGCAATAGATAGTTCTGGTAATGTTTATACGGCTAATGGTGGTAACAATACTATATCCAAAATTACACCTGGTGGTACGGTTACCCAGGCATGGGCTACATTGGCTAGTGATGCTAATCTACAAGGAATAGCAATAGATAGTTCCGGTAATGTTTATACGACTAATTATAATAACAATACCGTGTCTAAGATTACATCATCTGGTACGGTTACTCAAGCATGGGCTACATTGGCTAGTGGTGCTAATCCAGTTGGAATAGCAATAGATAGTTCTGGTAATGTTTATACGACTAATAATGGTAACTATACTGTATCCAAGATTACACCTGCTGGTGCAGTTACCCAAGCATGGGCCACGTTGGCTACTGATGCTGCTCCATATGGAATAGCAGTAGATAGTTCTGGTAATGTTTATACTGCTAATGTAGGTCTTGATACTGTATCCAAGATTACTCCTGCTGGTGCAGTTACCCAGGCATGGGCAACATTGGCTACTGGTGCTTATCCACAAGGAATAGCAATAGATAGTTCTGGTAATGTTTACACGACTAATGTAGGTCTTGATACTGTATCCAAGATTACTCCTGCTGGTGCAGTTACCCAGGCATGGGCAACATTGGCTACTGGTGCTAGTCCATATGCAATAGCAATACACTAAAATAAATATTACTTGAAAAACTCAGTCTAGGAACAGAATAATGGTCGATATTAAAACAATATTAAAAAGTGGAACAGTTGTGGGGCCAACCGGACCAACTGGACCGGCTAGCGGACCTACTGGACCTACAGGATGGACTGGACCTAGTGTAACTGGACCAACTGGAGCAGCAAGTACAGTTACTGGACCTACAGGATGGACTGGACCTACAGGATGGACTGGACCTGGTATAACTGGACCAACTGGTCCAGTAACTACCACTGTTCCAATTGTAGCAGTTTCTGCTTTAAACATCGATTGTTCAACTGGTAGTTATTTTACTAAAACTATTGCCTCTGATAGTACTTTTACTTTTTCTAATGCACCGTCGAGTGTTGCATATTCGTTTACTCTAGAACTGACTCATAATTCGGGAAATATTACATGGCCTACTTCGGTTGTTTGGCCAGGAAGTTCATCACCACAATTAACAACAGGAAAAATACATCTTTTTATGTTTGTTACTTCAAATTCTGGAACAATTTGGAGAGCATCATCATTAATAAACTATGCAAGTTAAAGGTAGATAGATGGATATTGTTTCTAAAAGATTGTTAAATTCTACTGGATCTCCTGCAGAATATTGGACTTATATTGGATCAACATCAAGCGGTGGAATAATAGCATCAGTTCCTTTTACAATAAATTTTCCAACTGGAACTCGATCAGGTGATACTGTAGTTTTAATTGAAATGTGTAATGCTCAAAGTGTTCCCCTAAACTCTGGATGGTCTAACGCAGTTTCTCCTTGGGTTGATGTTTTAGTTAATATTTCTTCTTCTTCAAATCATTATGTATCAGTAAAAGTATTACCAACAGTAACATCACAAACATCAATTACATATAGTGATACTTCTACTCCAGCAGGATGTGTTTTTATGTATACGTTTAGGCCTTTTAACTTTAATCCTTCTAACTATACAACTATACCATTAATTAACGACATATCAACTTATACTCTTTCTGGTTACTCTAATTCTCCTCAACAACCTACTTTAGTAACAAATAGCAATCAAAATTATATTATAACATTTGCATCTGGTAGCGAAACTGGTAATCTTAACACAACAGGACCTGGAGTATTTTCAAACAATCTTAATATAACTGATTCTACAAATAATGGAGAATATGCTACATCTATAACCTTACAAAAATATTCAGGTACAATCTCACCTGGAAATCTTACAAATGGACAAATTCTTTTCCCAATTTTAGGAACTATATCACTAAGGGCAGGAAAAAATGTATTAGGGAGTAGTGTTCAATTTTCTGCATCTAATGTTTATTTAGGAGGATTGATTACACAAAGTTCTACAATTACCATATACACAGAATCCTCTGATCCTATTAATATTACTATAAGTGGTGGCAATAATTCTCAGTTTCAAATTAACGGAGGATCGTGGGTTACATCGGGAAAAATTACTAATGGAAGTACATTAACATTACAACAAACATCAGTAACTGGAACTTTAGGAACAACAGTGAGCTCAACAGCTACAGTAACAATAGGATCGATTAGTAGTAATTGGACTTTAAATACCGTTAGAGGAATTGTTCTCAAAGGAACTACTACTGCTGATGTAAGTCAAACTATAGTTGTACCTACTGGACTAACATCTATGTCTGTTGTCGGAACAGGAGGTGGTGGTGGTGGTGGCGCTCCGGAAGGTGCTAGTCCATTTTATAGTGGCGGCGGCGGCGGAGGTGGTGCAATGTCTATTACACCGTCACTTTCTGTTTCGGCAGGGCAAACTTTAGTTATAACAGCCGGTAGAGGTGGTAGTAATGCAGGTAGCGTTAAGGCAGCAGGCGGTAATGGTGGCAATAGCACAATCGTTATTAATGGAACAACTGTTTGGAAAGCTGAAGGAGGAAAAGGCGGAGCCGGCGGAAATAGTCTTAATCCTGTTGGAACTGGTCTAGGAGGTGTTGGAGGTGCCGCAGCTAATTCTATAGGAACTACAACAAATTCTGGCGGTAACGGCGGCTACGGCGGAAACGGTAGACCATGGAATAGTGGTAGCAATGTTGGAGGCGGTGGAGCAGGCGGGTATACTGGTGCTGGTGGAGCAGGCGGAAACCAGTTAGTATATACAGGACAACCTAGTAACATTATACAACCTGGATCAGCAGGCTCTGGGGGTGCTGCAGGAGGTGGAGCAGGATCAGCTCAAGCAGGATGCGGAGGCGGCGGCACAGGAGTTAGCGGTGCCGGTGCTAGTGGATCTGGGTCAACTGGAACTTATAGTCCTAACAATGTAGGTTCTCCAGACGCATATGCTACATCTGGTGGTAGTTATGCAGGAGGAACATCTGGCGGCGGAGGCTGCGGCAATAATCTTGCATCAAATTATGGTGGTCCAGGTGTTGTTAGATTAGTGTGGTAAAAGGAAAAATATTATGTATGCTAAAATTATAAACAATAAGGTAGTTGAATATCCAATTACAGAAGAACAAATTATAGAAGAATTTCCAAATACATCATTTTCTTCTCCGTTTATTCCTATTGATCCATATGTTCAAGTTTGGCCGACTGTTCCTAATAGCGTTCCGTATGATAAAAATGTGATAGAATCTATACCAGTTTATGATAATAATAAATGGGTGCAATCTTGGATCATTACTGATATGTCTGACGAAACAAAATCTATTAAATTGGATCAGATTAAAAAACAGAAGATTTTAGAACTTGCTAGTATTAGAAGGTCAAAAGAATATAACGGTAAAGTTGTAGTTGATAATCACGGATACTATACAGACTCAAATAGTCAAAGTAAATATATTAGTGCTATAATTTCTTTACAAAATAACTCAGAGTTGAATATTAATTGGAAAACCGCTGAGGGAGATTTTGTTCCTCTATCTTTAGAAGATCTCATCAAAATTAATAACGCTGTAAGAGAGTTTATTCAACGTCTTTTTGATGTTGAATTTACATTATCTAATAAAATTAACAGTTTAACAGACGGCGACATGATTAATAAAATTGACCTAGAATCTAACTGGTAATTCTCCACCTAACAAAACCTCATTCTAATAAATTAAATAAACTAAATATACATAATCAGGACTACAAAAATGTCAACAACTATAAGACTTAGAAGAGATACATCAACAAGTTGGAGTACTAATAATCCAATTCTTGCCCTAGGCGAACCAGGAATAGAAATCGATACTCATAGAATTAAGATAGGTGATGGTGTAACTCATTGGAATGATTTATTATATATTATTGACTATCTTTTGCCGCCAGCAACTACAGTACAACAGGGTGGTGTTATTATTCCAGCAGTTGCTACAAGTGGTATTACTAATTCAAATGGTACTATTGGTCTTGCTACAGCAAGCACAACACAACTCGGTGGTGTTATTGTTCCAGCAGTTGCTACAAGTGGTATTACTAATTCAAATGGTACTATTAGTCTTGCTGTAGCATCAACAACACAACTTGGTGGTGTTATTGTTCCAGCAGTCGCTACAAGCGGTATTACCAATTCAAATGGTACTATTGGTCTTGCTATAGCATCAACAACACAACTTGGTGGTGTTCAAGTAGATAACTCAACTATCACAATTAATAATGGTATTATTAGTGCAGTACAATATTCATTACCACCAGCGGTTACATTTACACAAATTACTAGAAGTGGAAATGCATCAGCAACAGCATGGACTACAAGCGGTATCGGAATAAAATCATCATCGTCAATATTTACTGATACATCTAGTACTAGTACTGTACCTATAACAGCAATTAATGCATTTTCTCAACATACATTAGCATCTACAAACACAATAACAGTAACAGATGCTGCTACTCTTTATATTGCAGGTGGTCCTATTGCTGGAACTAATACAACTATTACAAATAATGATGCTCTTTATGTAGCAGCAGGAACTACTAAGTTATTAGGTCCTGTATCTATAACTGGATCTAATGTAAGTACAACTATTAGTCCATCGGGAACAGGTAATGTTAACATTAGTCCATCGGGAACAGGTAATGTTACTATCAGTTCTTCAGGAACAGGAATAGTGTCAATTAATTCCAACTCTGTTGGTACAATAGATAATATGACTATCGGTGGTACAACTCAGGCCACTGGATCTTTTACAAAAATAACAACACCTCAATTTGTTAGATCTGGTAGTCTTTCAGCACCAGCATGGACTACAAGCGGTGTTGCTCACCAATCTGTTTCAGGATCAACATTTACGGATACTTCAAGTACAGGTACTGTAGCAATTTCGGCAATTAATGGATTTAATACACAAACACTAGCATCTACCAATACAATAACTGTTACTGATGCTGCTACCATTTATATCGGTGGTGCTCCTAGTGCTGGAACTAACACTACAATCACTAATAGAAATTCTCTCTATGTAGCAAGTGGTATATCAAGATTTTTAGGTGCTGTAACTATTAATGGATCTAACGTAAATACAACCATTTCACCAACAGGTACAGGTACAGTTACAATAAATCCAGCAACATTAAGTTCAATGGACAATGTTACAATTGGTGCTAATACTGCTGCCGGTGGAGCATTTACAACATTAACAACATCTACAACTATTTCTTCAACTGATAATAGTACTCAGGCGGCAACAACATCATTTGTTAGAAATCAAGGAGGATTTAAACAGGTTTCTGTAATTACTGCAAACGGAACTTGGACTATACCAACAGGTATTACAAAGGCCAAATTTACAGTTATTGGCGGCGGCGCAGGTGGCGGCGGCGCGGCCTCTAATGCTGGAAGCGGAGGTGGAGCAGGTGCAGTTGCTATTAAATGGTTAACAGGATTAACTCCAGGTAATACAATTACAGTTACAGTTGGTGGAGTTGCATCAGCAACATCTATAGCAAGTGGTACACAGACTATCTCTACAGTCACAGCAGGTGCTGGCACACTAGGTACAACAACTGTTTATAGTAGCGCAGGTAGTGTAGCAGCAGGTGGTGCTGGTGGTACTGCATCTGGAGGAGATATTAACTTCTCTGGTGGAGCAGGGGGGCAAGCAATATCAACATCTACTACAATCACTGGAGCAATCTCCGGTGCAGGCGGAAGTACTGTTGGGTGGGGTGTTGGCGGAACTAGCGTAGGTGCTGCTACAAGTGCAGGTGTTGCTGGCAATGGATATGGTGCAGGCGGTAGCGGTTCTATTAATAGTACCAGTCCAGGCGTTGGAGTTACGGGCGCTATTATAATCGAATACTAATATTTAGATTGACAAGAATCATTTTTTAATGTAAATTTTAGTATGATCATTGGAATTTGTGGACTTATTAGCAGCGGCAAAGGTACTGTTGCAGATCTTCTTGTAGATGAATATGGCTTTAAAAAGCTCAGTTTTGCTGATTCTCTAAAAGACGGTGTAGCAGCAATGTTTGATTGGCCAAGAAATCTTCTCGAAGGCGATACTGAAGAAAGTCGCGAATGGAGAGAAATTCCAGATACTTTTTGGACTAATGAAATTGGTAAAGAAATTACTCCAAGACTAGTTTTACAACTTGTTGGCACTGAGTGTATGAGAGATGGATTTTTTGATGGTATTTGGGTTAGTTTTGTTAAAAAGAAATTAATAAGATTTCCGCAGCAAAAATGGGTTATTCCTGATACAAGATTTCCAAATGAAATAGATATGATAAGATCAGTAGGTGGACAAATTTGGCGTGTTAAAAGAGGAATTGATCCAGATTGGGTTAATTCTTTTATTAACGAAAATATAGAACCACCAGATGTGCATCCTAGTGAGTTTAAATGGATTAAATCGAGATTTGATCAAGTTATAGAAAATGAAGGAACTATTGACGATCTTAGAAATCAGATCTTAAGTCTCCTTTAAGAATAGTAATTTTACTAGTTTTATTAAATGATATTTCACAATTGAGACAAACTGTTCTATATTTTTCTTGAAATGTTATTACATTTAATTGTTCTTGATATTTGGCAACAAAACCACAACTTTCACATTTAAATTTTTTCTTATATCCATCTTGCTGCCATTGAGGTTTTATATTTTTACGTTTTTCTATTATACATGGATCACATAAGCGCCTGTAAAAAGTCTTTTCATCCTTTTTATAATTAATTGCTTTAGGATTTTTGCCGCATCGTTCGCACAATTCTCTCATACCATATTTATGGCACCTTTAGACACCTTTAGTCTTATTAATTGATACCTTTATGATACCTTTATCGGTATTGTAACTACGTTTTTTATGACCCTACGACTAAATATTACTAAGAAGTCTGTAATAACACAGGAGATTAAAAATGACATTAAATTCACCCGGCGTAGAGGTGCAAGTAATTGACGAAAGTTTTTACGTTCCAAATGGCCCATCTACAACTCCACTCATTGTAGTAGCATCTGCCTCAAATAAACCAAATGGCAGCAAAACAGGCATTGCACCTGGAACGCTCGATGCGAATGCCGGAAAACTTTGGCTAATAACTAGTCAGAGAGATTTAGTTTCTACATTTGGTACTCCTCTTTTTTATCAAGATCCAGATTCAAATCCAATACACGGTGGCGAACTTAATGAATATGGTTTACAAGCAGCATATAGTTTCTTAGGAATTGCTAATTCAGCATATGTTATTCGTGCAGATATTGATCTTACTCAACTTGTTGCACAGTACGAAGAGCCAGGTGCTTATCCAAATTCCGGAACATACTGGTTAGATACAGCAAATACTAGACTTGGTATCTTCCAATGGGACGGTGACCGTTCAACTGTTCCTGGTGGACAAAAGTTTACAAATCAAATTCCAATGATCATTACAGATCCAACAATGCTTGATTATTCTAATGCAGAACTTACTTATAGTCCACCATTAGGATCAATTGGTTCTGCAGGAGAATATGCACTTGTTTCAGTAACTAATATTAATAGACTATTCTTTAAAAATCGTGCAGGAACTTGGGTTGAAGTTGGTTCTAACGATTGGGCTGCAAGTTGGCCAACAATTAAAGGATCAAAAGTAAATCCATCTGTTGTAAGTGGTAGCAGCATGATTATTAATGGTGTTGAAGTTCAGGCGAATTCAACTTTACTCACTGATTTAGCTGATCGAATCACCAATGCAGGTATTAGAGGTGTAAGTGCAGCAGTAGTTGATTATCAGTTAGAAATTTACGGCAACGGTGCTGTTGACAGTCCTCAATTAGACAGTACTCAATCAAATGCTATTGTTATTGCAGCAGGTACTGGAAACTTAGTATCACTTTCACAAAGCGATAGTAGTGTAGGTATTGCTATAGGAACATATTATGGTCCTTATATGCAAATTAGTCCACATACAACTGTTCCTCGCTTTAAATCAAGTGATCCTGCTCCTCGTCCAACAGGTTCTGTATGGATTAAAACAACAGATGTTAATTTAGGCGCTCGTTGGAGAGTTAAAGTATGGAATAGTAATACAGAAGCATGGGATCCAGTAGCAGCACCTTTATATTCAAGTGTTGAAGATGCAACATTCGAATTAGACGGAGTAGGCGGCGGAAAGAATCTTGCAACAGGAACAGTTTTTGTACAATATGACTTTGATGAAAGTTATGATATTGGAACAATGCCACGTGTTGCAGATTTTAAAATTTGGAGAAGAACAGTTCCTTCCCCAACACAGATTGTATCAGTTCCTATTACAGCATCTACATTTATTAATGGTACTCAATATAAGTTCTTACTTGCTGAAACACAAGCAGGTGTTCCGGGATTACAAGCATTTAAAACAATTGAATTTACAGCACACGGTGCTCCACAAGATTCTCAGTTTTTTGCCAATGCAATTAATTCTGCAGGCTCTGTAATAGTTAACGGACAATCACAGGGTGCTTTTAAATATATTGTAGCAACTGTTGATTCTTATAACAGAGTAGTTATTACTCATAAAATTGGTGGAGACATGAGATTAAGAGAAGGTCTTAATACTCCTTTACTTCATATAGGCTTCACACCTTGGAATAACAGTACAGCACTAGGAACAGCAAATCTATACCAAGATCCAAACGATCCTATTGTTGGAACACCAATTCCGGGTATTATTCCAACAGAATACTATCCTACAAACTGGTTTATTGCTACAAATTGGAAGCCACTAATTTATACTGCTAGTGATATGGCTCCACAGAATTTACCTGCAAACGGTCGTTTATGGTATAATTCAATACTAGATCAAGTTGATATAATGATTCACAATGGTCTAAAATGGGTAGGTTATTTGGATCATACATCACCTTACTATAATATTGATCCTGATTTCCAAACAGATCCTAATGGTCCAATTATTATGTCAACAAAGCCAACTACACAAAGTGATGGATCTACATTAAGAAATGGTGATATTTGGATTGATACTAGCGATCTTGAGCATTATCCATCAATGTATAGATGGGATGGATTTAATTTAGTTTGGACACCTGTTGATAATACAGATCAAACAACTGAACTTGGTATTGTATTTGCTGATGCAAGATATAATACATCAGGAGCAAATAGTAATTTACCAGGGGCAATTACTGATCTCTTAACAAGTAACTTTGTTGATTTTGATGCTCCAGATCCTTTACTTTATCCACGTGGAATAATGTTATTCAATACACGTAGAAGTGGATTTAATGTTAAGAAATTTTCTCTTAATCACATTAATCCTAATACAGATAACATTCGTTTTTACGGTGAGAGCATGGATACTTATTACCCACATCGTTGGGTCAATGCAAGTGGCAATGCTGAAAATGGTGCAGGACTCTTTGGTCGTAAGGCACAACGCAAAGTTGTAGTTAAAGCACTTAAATCAATGATTGACACTAATCAACCAATACGTGATTGGGAAAGAAATACATTTACGTTAATTGCTTGCCCAGGTTATTGTGAGACTATTGCTAATATGAGAGTTCTAAACTTAGATCGTAGAGAGCATAGTTTCATTATCGGTGATAGTCCATTTAGACTTACATCAGACGCAACAAGCTTATCTAATTGGGGATCAAATGTTAATCTTGCATTAGATAACGGCGACGACGGATTAATAACATACTACGAATATTTGGCTGTTTATTATCCATCAGGATACACTACTGATAATCTCGGTAATAACATTGTTGTTCCGCCAAGTCATATGGTTCTTAAGACTATAGCACTTAGTGACGCTGTTAGTTATCCATGGTTTGCACCAGCAGGTATACGTAGAGGAGGCGTTACAAATGCAACTGCAATCGGATATATTAATTCTCAAACTGGTGAATTCCAGAGTATTGCATTAAACGAAGGTCAAAGAGATGCATTGTATAATGTTAGTGTAAACCCAATAACATTCTTAACAAGTGCAGGTATAACAATCTTTGGTCAGAAGACACGTTATGCAGCAGCAAGTTCACTTGATAGAGTTAATGTAGCTAGACTTGTTGTTTATCTAAGAGGTCGACTTGATATATTGTGCAAACCATACATCTTTGAACCAAACGATAAGATAACAAGAGATGAAATTAAGGCATCTGCAGATAGTTTAATGCTAGAGCTTGTAGGTCAGAGAGCAATCTATGACTTCTTAGTTGTATGTGATGAAACAAATAATACGCCAACTAGAATCGATCGTAATGAACTTTGGTTAGACATTGCTATTGAACCAGTTAAGGCAATCGAGTTCATCTATATACCACTTAGATTAAAGAATACAGGATCAATTGCTGGGTTATTAACTGCCTAACCCAGCAATTTAACAAATGATTAAGGGAATAAATACAAAGAGAAATTAGGAGTCTAGGATGGCAATTTCAACATTATCAAAATTTTCAGTGCCTCTAGCATCAAACGTGACAGCGCCTAACCAAACGCTTTTGATGCCAAAGCTACAGTATCGTTTTAGAGTTACTTTAGCTAACTTTGGAGGTCCAACACAAGTATCAACAGAACTAACAAAACAAGTTGTTGATGTAACTCGTCCAAACGTAACATTTGATGATATCACATTAGATACTTACAATAGCCGTGTTTATCTAGCAGGTAAACCAGCATGGGATCCAATTACACTCACAGTCCGTGAGGATGCTGGCGGAGCAGTCCAGCAATTAGTTGGCGAACAGTTACAGAAACAATTTGATTTCTACGAACAAGCATCAGCTGCATCAGGTGTTGATTATAAGTTTGCACTGAGAATTGAAATACTTGACGGTGGTAATGGCGTTAATATTCCAAACGTTCTTGAAACAACTGAAATGTATGGTTGTTACATTCAAAATGCTAACTACAATTCATTAGCATATACTACTAGCGATCCAGTTACAATCACACTTTCAATTAAATTTGATAACTGCATACAGACACCTTATGATAGAGCAGGTATTGGCGTACCTCTACTAAGAACATTTGGTGTACTATCAACAGGTGGCGGTTAATAGTTAGTAATATCATCCTAGACAGTAAAAGAGACCAGTATAAAAACTGGTCTTTTTTATTGACTAAATACTTACATGTCGACTGATTTTACAATTGGATTAAATTTACGTGATTGGCAACATGCTGCAAGACTATATGTTGATGATACATATAGATTAGCACCGAAGCCAAAATTTCTTCATTATGCTGTTTTTAATATAAATCAAAATGCTATTCCACAAGGAACACAATTTCAGCAACAGAGTCAATTAGAATTAAATTATCTAGTTAAAAAGATGGATTTACCTAGATATACTTTAAATGTTGAAGAATTAAATCAATATAATCGAAAAACTAAAACTTATACAAGTATATCATATGATCCAGTTAAAATAACAATGCACGACGATAATATCGGCGTTACAAATAGTTTATGGGCACTTTACTACGGATATTATATTGCAGATAGAATGAATATAGCATCTCCTTATACAGATACTAATCCACCTGCATATAAACCTCATACATACGACGGTAAAGATCAATGGTCTTATCGTTATGGTTTAGATAATGATATTCAAGATCCATTTTTTAAGAGTGTTCAATTAATTACATTATCAAAACGTAAATTTACTAGTTACCTACTTTGTAATCCTAAAATTACATCATGGGAACATGATACAATGGATCAATCAGAAGGTAATGGTGTTGTAGAAAATAATATGACACTTGTATATGATGCTGTTATATATTCTAGTGGTGTTATTACAAATGATAATCCTACAGGATTTGCTGTTTTACATTATGATAATTCAATGAGTCCTCTCAATCTTCCTAATCAACTTCTTTTACAGTCAACAACATTTGGTGGTCTTGAAACAACTCCTGCAAACTTTTTTGAACCTCCTGCATTTAATCCATTAACTCCAGTAACTGCCGGAGTTTCTGGATTACAACAATTAGGTCTAGCTGCAACATCCTCTGGATTATTATCATACGGATCTGCATCTTATCTTAATCCTTTAGCATATGCAAATAGTGCAGTTACAACTAGTGGACTTCAAAGTTATCTTTTTCCAACTGCTCAAACTGTATCTGCTGTTACTACTGGGACTACTAATACAGGATTAGCTACAGTTAGTGATTTAGGTAATACTATATTAACAGCACCTGTTGATAATTCCATTTATAATTCACCTAGTGTTATTCAACAAGGGATTAACAGTCAATTTTCATCAGTAGGAATTAATGCTACTCCTGTAATTTCAGACGTTTATTCTTCTTCATTACCTACAACAACATTAGCATCAACAGAATCTAAAATTTTTAATAGTTATAATAACGGTGTATCTGTTTCTGAAACTTCAGGTCCTGTAGATATAAGTTATTTCAATCAAGGTGATGCTGTTACTAGTAATAATATTTCAACATCAGAAATAATTAATAATAATCCACAACCATCTACAGCAGATATTCCTGTAAATCCATTTGCATAAGGAAAAATAATGTCTATTCAACCTATTTCAAATTTACCTCCAGTAAAATCTAAAGATAGTTCTGATGCTGGTAGAGTATATTTTAATACATATTATCAAACTAGTTATAATGTGTCTAGTGACGTATTAAATACATCTGTTGCATTTTTTACTAGTAGAGGATTTGATCAAACAGCGGCAGAATCTATTGCTACAGTTTTAATTTCACAAGCTAAAATACAAAATGTTAATGTTTTAAAATTTATTGATACATTAAAAACTCTTAACGGTGTTCAATTAAGTAATGTTGTTAAACAAATTTTAAATAATAACAGATTAAGAATAAGTACGTTAGGTACAAGATTTCATAATGTTGATAATATTAATTTTGAATTAAGGAATGTTTTACCTTAATGGGAAGATTTGCTCAAGGAAAATTTGAACCTAAAAATCCAGAAAAATATGTAGGAACTAAAACTCCAAAGTACAGATCAGGATGGGAACATGTTTTTATGCAATTTTGTGATAACAATCCTGCAATAACACAATGGGCAAGCGAAGCAGTACAAATCCCTTATAGAGATCCAACAACCGGAAAACAAACAATTTATGTTCCAGATTTTTTTATTGTTTATCACGATAAAAGTGGTAAACAACATGCAGAGGTAGTAGAAATTAAACCAAGTAATCAACAATTACTTGAAAAAGTTGGAAAAAATAAAGTAAATCAATTTCAATATATAAAGAATATGGCTAAATGGGAAGCAGCAAAGGCTTGGTGTAAACAACGAGGAATAATCTTTCGAGTTATAAATGAAAACGATATTTTCCACAACGGAAAGAAAAAATAATAAGTAAGAACATGACTAAGAAACTTGAAGAGCTTTTAAACCTTCCCGAATACCAAGAGAGTGTTAAGGAAGTAGAACAAGAAATTAAGGTACAGGCTAAAGCAATAGCCAAGCAAGAAGAAATTGAACACACTATGCGTGAGTTTGATAAAATATCACAAGCATTACCTCCTGTAGAAGGTTTAGGACAGATAGCAGATAAAGAATTTGATGATCTTGCTGAAAAAGCAACTAAAGCATATGACGATCTTATGGATCTCGGCATGAATGTTGAAACTCGTTATAGCGGTAAATTATTTGAAGTTGCTACTGCCATGCTTAAAAACGCTATTGATGCTAAAACAGCAAAGATGGAAAAAAAGTTAAGAATTGTAGAATTACAACTTAAAAAACAAAAGTTAGACCAGGATGCTCACGGAAGTGACGATAATGGACCCATTGATGTAACGGGATATGTAGTTACTGATCGCAATAGTCTACTTGAGAAACTTAAAAAAATGGATAAATAATTCATAGGAAATAACCATGAAGAATCTAAAAGATTATCTAACAGAGAGTAAGAAAACTTGGAATTTTAAGGTTAAGGTCGCAGGCGATCTTCCTGAAAAGTTTGAGTCTACTCTAAAAAATATATTAGCTAAGTGGGATGTAACAATAGGTGAAAAGACAACTACACCTATTCAAAAATTACCAATAGACTTTCCACAATTAGAAAATAGAGAAGTTCATATTTTTGAGATAACAGCAAATTATCCAGTAACTCCTCCAGAAATTATGCAAGAGATTCATGAAGCAGCTCTTATAAATCCAGAGTGCTTTGTTGTTCGTATTGCCGGTGAGCCAACTGAAATGTATCAAGAACCTGCACCAGAAGGATATATTGTAAAATTAGAATCCGAACTTGAAAATCCATATGGCGATGTAGCACAGGATATGGTTGGTGAGAAAAGAATTTTAAGTCTATTTAAGGACTTAACAAGTTATAAAAATACTAAGCTAGACACTGAAATGAATAAACCATATAAATCAGATAGTGTTGATGCTCCATTAGGGAATCACAAATTGCCAGACTTGAGAGGTAAGAAAAAATGAGTGATATGAAAAAACTATTACAGATCTTCGAGTCTGATAAAAAGAGTAACATTAACGAAGGCGTTAATGTAAGCATCAATGTTAGTGGTGATTCACCCTGCGACGTAGGTGAGGTATTGGCGAAGGTAACCAACCTCTCAAGCCCACGTCCAGTTACCCCTGACATGATGCCACCGGTATCATCCCCTCCTCCAATGCCAATGATGAAGGCTATTGACATTGTAGGTAAGGGAGATGGTCCAGCAGTTCCTCCAGCACCTCCAGGTGATATGGCACCACATACTGCTCCTGAAGCAATTGGACAATCAGTAATGATGCCTGATCCATCAGAAGCACCAACAGGTGGACCTTCAACAAGTTCACAAGTTGCTCCACCAGATATGGAAGAAGGCCCAAATCTAAATCAATTTGCTGGTCCTGATCATATAGATTGGGGAGACGACGATGAGGAAAGTGATCCAGACGAATTTGATCGTATGAGAGACGAGCCAGGCGATGTTGAAGATGAATGTGCAATTATGCCAACTTCTGATAACCCAGGTGTTATACAACCTCCAGTTGCTAAAGACGATAATAAAAGTCTAACTGCTAATAGCAGTTTCAAAGAAATACACGATCGTCTAAAAGCAATCGATCAAGCACTATCAAGCAAAAATAAAGAATATGGTAGTGAAAAAGACGAAAGCTATCAGAATGAGCCAGATCCAAAATATAGTGATATTGAATATATGACTAAGGATCTTGCTGGTGGTTTAAACAAGCCAAAGACAATGTATCCAAAAAGCTATAAGCAAGGCGACAGCCCAATGGCTATGGAAAATACTATTATGTCTGAATGGGAAAAGTTTAAACTCGGTGAATAATATCCATAAATAATTCATGAGTAAATCTCTTGACGGCGTTCTTACGAAAAAAGCAAATAAAAAAGAACGCTACACTGAGAAACAAATTGAAGAAATAGCAGCATGTATGGATCCGGTAACGGGTCCACACTATTTCATGGAAAATTTCTTTTATATACAACATCCTGTTAAAGGTAAGTTAGTATTCGAACCTTTTGACTATCAAACAAGATTAGTTGACAGTTATCACAATCACAGATTTAATATTAATTTGCTTCCACGCCAGAGTGGTAAGACAACTACTGCGGCTGGATACTTATTATGGTACGCAATGTTTACTCCAGACGCAACAATACTAATTGCTGCTCACAAATATACCGGATCACAAGAAATCATGCAGCGTGTTCGCTATGCTTATGAACTCTGTCCTGATCATATACGTTGTGGTGTTATATCATATAATAAAGGTAGTATAGAATTTGATAATGGTAGTAGAATTGTTTCAGCAACTACTACATCAAACACAGGGCGTGGTATGTCTATATCTCTCCTATACTGCGATGAGTTTGCGTTCGTTGCTCCTACTATTGCTAATGAGTTTTGGACTTCAATATCTCCTACATTATCAACTGGTGGTCGAGCAATTATTACATCAACACCTAATTCAGATGAAGATCAATTTGCTCTAATATGGACCGAAGCAAATAATAAGTTTGACGAGTTTGGCAATGAAAGAGAATTAGGTATAAACGGATTTTATCCATATAAAGCACACTGGTCTGAACATCCTGATCGCGACGAAGTATGGATGCAGGAAGAATTAGGACGAATTGGTGAAGAACGTTTTAGGCGCGAATACGAATGTGAATTCTTAGTATTTGATGAAACACTTATTAGTTCAGTTTGTTTAGCAGAAATGCAAGGAATTGAGCCTAAAGAAAAAACAGGTCAAGTTAGATGGTATGATAAAATTAAACCAGAATTAACTTATCTTGTTGCATTAGATCCTGCTACAGGAACAGGCGGAGACTATGCTGCTATAGAAATATTTGAATTGCCAACATTTAAACAAATAGGAGAATGGCATCACAATACAACTCCTGTTAGCCAACAAATTCGCCTATTAAGAGATATCACAACATATATTCGATCACAAGGTGAACCTACTGTTTATTATAGTTGTGAAAATAATGCTATAGGTGAAGCATGTTTAACTTCTATTAAAGATCTAGGAGAAGAACATATTCCTGGATTATTCTTAAGTGAACCTATACGTAAAGGACATGTTAGAAGATTTCGTAAAGGATTTAATACTACCCACAAGACCAAAATGGCTGCGGGTGTAAAACTCAAACATCTTATAGAAACACGTAAGATGATCATTTATAGTAAACCATTAATTTCAGAACTTAAGACATATGTAGCAAGTGGAATAGGTTTTAGAGCTAAAGTTGGGGAACATGACGATTTAGTTTCTGCTTGTTTACTTGTTTGTAGAATGGCAGCAGTTCTAGCAGACTTTGATCCTGCAATATATCAAAGTATTAGTGACAGACTTGATGAAGACCAGTTGCCCATGCCGATATACATCAGCAGTTACTTTTGATAAATAACATACTATGCCAGCCGCTGATATAACAGGTAGTGACCTTTTTTTGACTTTGAAGAGCAGGTTCCCTAGCATTAAACTAGGTAACGCTGATGGAGAATCTACGGTTGATCCTAAAGAGGCTGTATTCTTTGATTTTGATTTTGTTGTTAATGGTGAGAAAATTGCGTCAGTAAGTATATCGATTGCTGAGGATGGTGTATTAAAACTTTTCTATAGTAATGATATTTTACAAAGTCAAGATAATGTAGTTAAGCAGAAATGGTTTGATTTTCTCAAGAATATGAGATTATTTGCTAAAAAGAGATTAATGGCTTTTGAACCAACTGACATAACTAAGAAGAATTTAGATAAACGAGATTATGAAAAAATGTCGGCAGAAGCAAGCCCAAGAAAATCTGAGGAAGACAAAATGACTGAATCATCCCTTTACGGTTCAACAAAATCAAGTTATCAAAAACTTGAAAATGCTAGAATAATTATTAGACATTCACAAAAAGTAGACGAAGGTAGTGCTAATAGCCGCACAAGAAATATTGATAGCATTTATGTAGAAAATGCTGTTGGAGAAAGATTCCGTTACCCATTTAATCATCTAAGCGGTGCTAGAGCAATGATGAGACACGTTGCTAATGGCGGAAATCCATATGATAACTTTGGACAGTATATTGTAGGGCTCAGTGAACAAGTTTATAATCTTCGTAAGTTTAACAATTTAATGCATAGAAATGCTTTCCTTGAAAACAGCGAACTTACAAATATTGCATCTGCTGCTAAAGATAAGACAGTAAATCTTAAGAAAGTTATTGAGCGTCTTCAGAAACAAAGCGGTTATGAAGCAATTAAAGAAAACTTTACAGAATATAAAAAGGCAGCATTGGATGATGCTACACTTGAAGCATTAAAGAATAGATTTACAATTCAACAGTTCAATGAAGAACTTGTTGATTTATTCCCATACATTAGCGATTTAATTGGTGAAGAAACTGTTACAGAAGGTGGTATTGCTGAAATTGGTAAGATGCTTTCAACATCCAGTTCAGTAGAAGAAGCACCTAAGGCAAAGGCTGCTCCTGCTAATATTAAGAAAGCAGATGAACCAACAGATGCAGATGCTGCTGCTGAGCCAATTGGTAAGATTCCATTTATGGGTCGTGCTGGTGATGACGTTGGTGACTTGCATATGGCACTCAAAGGAATGGGTGAAGTAAGAATTGAACCATTTGATAAAGTATCAATACAGAAGGCTATGGACAAAGTTCATGCTGAAATTAAAGATTACGAGAGAGGTGTTGCAGATAATCCAAAAGATAAAAAGATGCAATATGGTCTCGAGAAGGCACAGGCACGTTTAGGCTTACTTCAGGCTCGTATGGGAACTGCTGAAACACATGCAGGTAACCCAGTAACAAAGATTGGTCTATTTATTGACCATCTTTCAAAGCATGTTAAAGACGATAAACTTTCTTTAATACTTTCTCGTATAGCAGATGCTTACAGTGAAATGTCAAAGCAAGAACGTCAAGAAGTCAACAGCATGATTAGTGCTATGTTGAAGAAGGCAAAGTACGTACCGATGTTCTCAGCAGAGAGCACCTCATTCGAAGAACTCGAAGGTATGTTAGGCGGTACAGTACAACAAAGACCAATGCAGGGGGAAAAGGTTGACCCTGTCAGTGAATACGAAAGTCTTTTAGACGCAACAATACATGAAAAAAGTGATATATTAAGTACAGATCAAGACGTCAAAGCAAGGGCACTAGGTGAACTAAATCAATTAATGAGTGACGAATTCCCAGTAGGGACAAACGGAGTAAATGCAATTGAAAGTTTGCGCGGTATCATAGATGACGGCAACTTGTTTAAACAGTTTATGGAAATGAGTCAGGAAGATGCTGCTGGTGATGCAAGACAAATGATTGTTGCGTGGATCCAGGAACATGCTCCTGACATTATGAGTGAATTAGAGGTCAAGGGCATAAAGATGCCCGTTAAAAAGGCACCAGAAGAAAGTGAAATGGAAGTTCCAAAAGAAGAAAAGGAACAACCAATAAATGAAGTCGAAGACTTTGTTAAGAGCCTATATGATAGCCATACTGGAAACTTTCCACGTGGTGAAACTGGTGTCCTTTCAAGCGTCGAAAAGAAATTTGGTGAAAGAGCAGTTCCAGTTGCCCAATCGGTAATTGAACATTTAAAACAGAGCTTTGACGAAAATATAATGCGTATGCGTAAGTTAGCAGGCGTAAGTTAAAAATATCAAAATATATATTGACATGATAAATAGAACTGCATTATAGTAATATAGTGCAGTTTTATTTTAGGCACAGCCAAGGCATTTTATAAAGGAGATAGGCAATGGCATCATTAGCAGAAATTCGCGCAAAACTTCGCGAGCAAGAAACTAAATCATCAGGCAATTCACAAGGTGGCGGAGATAACGGAATTTATCCGTTCTGGAACCTTAAGGAAGGCGAGGAAGCAGTAGTTAGATTCCTCCCAGATGGCAATCCCGATAATACATTTTTCTGGGTTGAACGTGCGATGATTAAACTTCCATTCCAAGGTGTAAAAGGTGGAGACTCTAAGCCTGTACAGGTACAAGTTCCATGCGTTGAAATGTGGGGTGAGACTTGCCCAATTCTAAGTGAAGTGCGTGGTTGGTTCAAGGACAAGAGCCTTGAAGATATGGGTCGTAAGTATTGGAAGAAGCGTTCGTATCTCTTCCAAGGTCTAGTTACTGATGATCCTCTTAAAGAAGAAACTACACCTGAGAATCCAATTCGTAGATTTATCATTGGTCCTCAGATATTCCAAATTGTTCGTGCAGCATTACTTGATCCAGAGATGGAAGATCTTCCGACAGATTATGTCCACGGTGTTGACTTCCGTATCAGCAAAGGATCAAAGGGTGGATATGCTGACTACGGTGCTTCCAAATGGTCACGTCGTGAACGTGCTTTAACTGAAGATGAACAGAATGCTGTTAAGGCACATGGTTTGTTTAAGTTAAATGATTATTTGCCAAAGAAGCCAACTGATGTTGAACTTAAAGTCATTAAAGAGATGTTTGAAGCATCTGTTGATGGTGAGGCATTTGATGCTGAGAAGTGGAGTCAATATTATCGTCCAAGTGGTATGAGTGCAGCAACAGGCGATCCAAACACAAGATCAGCCGCTAAGGCTGCTCCAGTGGAGGATGAGGACGCCCCTTTTGATGATGAGCCAAAGGCAGTAGCAAAGGCTGCTCCTAAGGCTCCTGAAACAAAAAGCACAAGCGGAGATAGCAAGGCACAAGATATCCTTTCTATGATTCGCGCACGTCAAAACAAGAACTGATAACAAGGGGGAGTTAATCTCCCCCATTTTTCTTTAGGAGAATTCTCATGGCTAAGACTTTTGACATAACAAAATTTAGAAAAACTCTAACAAAGAGTATTGACGGTTTAGGTGTAGGCTTTAATGATCCAACAGATTGGGTTTCAACAGGTAACTTTGCTCTTAACTATTTGATTAGCGGTGATTTTTACAAAGGTATTCCTCTCGGTAAGGTTACAGTATTTGCTGGTGAGTCAGGTGCCGGTAAGAGTTATATTTGCTCTGGTAACATAGTTAAGAATGCACAGGAACAAGGAATTTATGTTGTTCTAATTGATAGTGAGAACGCATTAGATGAATCATGGTTACATGCTTTAGGTGTTGATACTAGTGAAGAAAAACTTCTTAAACTTAATATGGCAATGATCGACGATGTTGCTAAAACTATTCATGAGTTTATGAAGGAATATAAAGTAATGGCAGAAGAAGAACGTCCAAAGGTTCTTTTTGTAGTTGACTCACTTGGTATGTTGCTTACACCTACAGATATTAATCAGTTTGAAGCAGGTGACTTAAAAGGTGATATGGGTAGAAAGCCAAAGGCTCTTACTGCTCTTGTTCGTAATTGTGTTAATATGTTTGGCAATTATAATGTTGGACTTGTAGCGACTAATCATACATATGCTTCACAAGATATGTTTGATCCAGACGATAAGATCAGTGGTGGTCAAGGCTTTATCTACGCAAGTTCGATTGTTGTTGCGATGCGTAAATTAAAGTTAAAAGAAGATGAAGACGGTAATAAGGTTAGTGAGGTAAATGGTATTCGTGCCTCATGTAAGATCATGAAGACACGTTATGCTAAACCTTTTGAAGGTGTACAGATTAAGATCCCTTATGACACTGGTATGGATCCTCACTCAGGAATTCTAGACCTATTCGAGAAGAAAGGTATAATTACACAACAAGGCAACCGACTAAAGTATATAGATTCAAAAGGTAAAGAACATTTAGAATACCGTAAGCAGTGGAAAAGTGATCTGTTAAATTTTGTAATGGAAGACTATATACATTTACAGCCGAAGAAGACTGTCGAAGAATCAGTCGATGAAGAAATGGTTGTCTTAGAACAAACTGAGGAAACTGTAAATGAATGAATCATTAATTGTAGAGATGTGGGACTTATTCAAGGATTATACCGATAAGAAACAAAGACCAGTAATAGCAGAAAAATATGTTCAATTAGTGAGCGACCACGGAGCAAGTGATCGTGATTTACAACATGTTATAGGTCACGATGATGACTTAGATGATGCTATAAAAGACTTATTAGATATTAATCCTTATGAAGAAGAAGACAACTATAACGATTATGACAATGAGTGATATATGAGTTGGTATTCCAAGGTTAGCAAAGATATAGGAAATCTTCCTGATGCAATGGCATACTTCGAAGCAGAGTTATTAGATGCTCGTAAAGAAGTAAAGATATCAGGAAATATTGAGAAGGCTTCTGCTAACATGCCCGGTATTGTAGAACTACGATACGCACAGTTACAGGAATTAGAAGCAATCTTGGAATACCTTAATATCGAATTAAGAAAAATTAGAAGTCAATTTTTTAGAAAATATTTAGAAAATTATCAGAGAGCACTCAGCAGTCGTGACGTAGAAAAATATGTTGACGGTGAAGAAGACGTTTGTGATTATGAAAAGATTATCAATGAATTTGCTTTGTTACGTAATAAATGGCTAGGAGTCTTAAAATCACTAGATATTAAGCAGTGGCAATTAACTAATGTGATAAAACTCAGGGTAGCAGGCATGGAAGATGCTTCATTATAAATAGACGCATATAATGCGAGAATAATAATGAAGAATAAAGTTTTTATAGGATGGGATCCTAGAGAAGATATTGCCTATCAAGTTAGTGAATATAGTATTATTTCTAGATCACCCAATGCCGATGTTGTTCCTTTAGTTCAAGAAGATTTGAGAACTGTTGGGTTATATTCTCGTCCAGTAGATCCTTTATCAAGTACAGAATTTACATTTACAAGATACTTAATTCCAGCAATTATGAATTATCAAGGCTGGGCAATGTTCACCGATTGCGACATTATATTTTTAGAAGATGTACAAAAACTTTTTGATTTAGCAGATGATCAATATGCTATTATGTGTGTTAAACATAATTATGATGTTAAAGAAAAAGTTAAAATGGATGGTAAAGAACAAACTGTTTATCCAAGAAAAAATTGGAGTTCGGTTATGTTAATCAATTGTGGACATCCAAGTAACGCTAAATTAACACCTGAATTAGTTAATGATCCTGAGATAACAGGTGCATATTTACATCGATTTGCTTGGCTAGAAGATCATGAGATTGGTGAATTTAGTCATGAATGGAATTGGTTAGTTGGAGTATATCAAGAACCTAAAGATGGAAAGCCTATCGGTATTCATCATACATTAGGTGGTCCTTGGTTTAAAAATTATCGTAATTGCGAATATAAGAATGTTTGGGTTAAGGAATTAACTAATATGATGAAACCTAATTTTTATACAATGGGAGAAGGTAATGGTGTTCTAGAACTTTTTTCTGATGGTTCAGGAGGAGAAGTTATACGAAACGATTTTAACTTCAATGAAAATCTCTCAGTTCCGATAGCCTTTAGAGGAATACAAAAAAGAAAATTAATACATAAGTGTTGGGAAACAAATAGATTATTCTACTTTATGGATACTGGTTATTTTGCTAATTATGCTACAGAAAGTAATCCTAAAGCATTTAAAAGATGGCATCGCATTGTTAAAAATAATGTACAACATATTGGAGAAGTTCAAGATAGACCATCTAATCGTTGGGAACGTTTACAAAAAGAATTTCCTAAACTAAAATGGCCTAATTGGAAGAAAGATGGTAGAAGTATACTACTAGTAACACCTTCTGATAAACCTTGTAAGTTTTATGAAATTAACGCCCAAGAGTGGATTGATACTACTATTGAGACTTTAAGACAATACACTGATAGACCTATAATTGTTAGAAATAAACCAGAAACAAGAATTGAAAGAGCACAGTATTTTACAATATACGATCAAATGGATAAAGATGATGTGTTTGCTCTCGTAACTTATAATTCTATTGCAGCAGTTGAAGCAGTTGCTTATGGAATTCCAGCATTCACTCTTGCACCCAATGCTGCTAGTTCCATGTGTTCAACAGACTTATCAAAAGTAGAAACACCATATTATCCTGATCCAGATTTAGTACATAAATGGTGTTGTTATCTTGCTTACGGACAATTTCATGTTGATGAACTAGGTGACGGGACTGCCTGGAAAATATTGAACAAGTATTCATAATGATTACTGTTGTCTCATATTTACGAGGAATACCTGCTAGTAATAATAATTTAGAAAAACCTAGAGCATTAACAAATTTTATCTCTGGAGTACAAATTGCTGGAGATACTGGTATTTTAAGTAACGATACTAAGTTAATAAAAGCAGATGTTGCTGTTATACAGGGGTTTGTTCACGAAGATGGTAAGAATGCCCCTCATCTGCAATTTCGTAAAGATGTATTAGATTTTCAAAAATTTAATAAGAATAGAACTATAATAATTGATAGTAATCTTTTTTTATATAGAGATCCTGGGAATACTAAAGGATATTTGAGATATAGTTATGATGGTATATTTCCCAATACAGGAGAGTATTGTAATAATAGTCCTGATCCTAAAAGATGGAATAAAATTCAAACAGATTTAGGAATAAGATTAAAACCTTGGAGAAACAATGGTAATCATATTTTAATATGTTTACAACGTAACGGGGGGTGGAGTATGAAGGGTATGACTGTTGTTGATTTCTTTATAGATACCGTTAAAAAAATAAGAAAATATACAGATCGTCCTATTGTTGCTCGTACACATCCCGGAGATAAAAAGGCTTTAGAATATTCGAGACAACTTATTGGACCTAATGTAACTTTAAGTAATAAAAAAAATATTATTGATGATCTAAATAATGCTTGGGCATCTGTTGTTTATAATAGCAGTCCGAGTGTAGCAAGTATTATTGAAGGTGTTCCAAGTTTTGTATTAGATCCTTCTTATAGCCAATCAACTAGCGTATCTAATTTAAATTTAATTGATATCGAAAACCCATTAATGCCAGAGAGGAAAGATTGGGTACAAAGATTAGCACAATGTCACTGGAATGATGTAGATTTAATACGTGGAGATACTTGGAGACATATGCGTAATTATCTACGCCAATAAGATTCAGTTCTAATCATTTTTAAATCTGGCGTTTTACTCTTACCTAATCTCTTTCGTTCGTCACCTTTGAGGTGATCCAAGTAAGCACCCCATTCACAATTAATTAAAGGATGCCCTTCCCCAGAAATAATCCCATCGCTCCAATTATACTCTTTGAGATTAGAGATACGAGACCGTACTTCATCAAATACAAAACTATCATGCCACTCACGCATAGTAAAGATACCATTTTCAGCATCGTCATATACATGTTGAAACTCCTTTAAGAATTGTTGAACTTTTTCACTACGAAGATTTAGACTATAAAGACCACATTCACTGTATTTGTTCTTACGTCCTAAATAGCCAATATCAATGCTACTAGGTGCCATTCTAGAAATAAAATCAATAGTAATAGGACTGTGACAAACATTATCTGCATCCATCCAAAAGATCGTATCAACATCACAATTTCGAACACAATGAAAAATACTATATACCTTATGAGCAAACCTAATCGCATCCCACTTAAATCCTTCTTTCTTTCTTTTATCGTTATGCTGCTTAGTACTGTCGTTAGTCCATCCTCTAGCCTTAGGATCATTTTTCCATTTTCTTTTAAAAGATGTTAATTCATTAACTGAATTTAAATCTCTGTAAACAATATTAGAAGCAGTTTCAGTTGGAATAACATCTTGATGATAAACATATAAAGTTATTTCTTTAGGCCAATTACGAATAAATGTTTGTATCATTCTCTTTCCATAAAGATCGTAACCGGCTTTATGAAAAGTTGTTACTACAGCATATTTCATCCGTAATTACCATATCGCTTTTCGTCTTTATCACTTATCTTAATAAGTTTAATAAAATCACCAGCGGGATCCCATTCCCACCAATTTTCTTTTAAATGCCATTTGTCTGGTCTTGCATGATGTGTATTATGCCATCCATCGCCGAACGCAATTATGTTTGCTAACCAACTATTAGTACTATTATCTTTAATATCATAACTACGATAACCATGCCAATGCCCAACTACATTTAACCACCCTAATGAGTTAAGACTCCAACTAGTCGGAACAACATAAAGAAATAACCAAAGCTTAGGACTTATAATAATTAAAAATATCCACCAAGCAAACATCATTTTCCAATAATGATCATAAATGAATCTATGTCTAGGATTTTTTAATAAATCTCTACCAAAAGAAATAGGAATAGTACTCACTTTCCAATCCCACCCTAACCAAACATTTAATGCTTGTGGAAAATTAAATTTTCCATTAATAAGAGGAGAATGTGGATCGCGTTCAGTATCAGAGCATCTATGATGGTATCTATGCAATGCTACCCATGCTATTGTTGGGCCAACTGTAGAAGGAATTGTCATATATGTAAAAATTGTTTCTAACCAAGGCCAAGTCTTATATGATCTATGACAAATTAATCTGTGTAATACTACAACAATACTAATACCACCAAAAATTATCCACCCTAGTACTGAAACTAAAAGCCATTGCCATTCTTGATTCCATAGGGCGTATATTACTGTAGGAATAGATAAAATATGACATCCCCATTGTATTAATCTTATTTGTCGATCTAACCCCAGATTGTTTATCCATTTTATTATCATGATACTATATATATCCATGAAGTTCGGAATATTTAACAAATTCGGTGCCTTAAACAGTCAACCTATATTCGAAGCATTTGAACAATCTATAAAAAGAAAAGGTTGGCAAGTGTTACATCAAAATGCAGATTGTGATGTTGCTGTTATATGGTCTGTTCTTTGGGATGGACGTATGGCACAGAATCATAGAATATGGGAACATTATCGTAAGAAGAATAGACCTGTAATTATATTAGAAGTTGGTGCTCTTGATAGAGGTAATTTATGGAAAGTATCAATTAACGGTATTAATGGCTCTGGTTATTTTGGACCAACAGGTAACGACGATAGGAGAAGAAAGAACTTAAATTTAAAACCTTGGAAGCAAGGTAATAAGATTATAATTTGTGGACAACACCCTAAGAGTCAACAATGGAAAAATATGCCTGATCCAAATCAATGGCTATCAAAAGTAGTTACTGATATAAGAAACGTTACAGACCGTGAGATACTAGTAAGACCACATCCCCGAGTACCATTAAATTATACAGGATATGAACCATTTGTTAGTGTTCATTATCCAAATAAAATTCCAGGTACTTATGATTCATTTGATTTTGATAATGCACTACAAGATGCTTGGGCAGTCGTAAATTGGAACAGTAATCCTGCTACTGTAGCAGTATTAGGTGGCATTCCTGTATTTGTTGGACCAGATAGTTATGCTGCTCCTGTTGGAAATTTAGATTGGTCTAAGATTGAAAATCCAATAATGCCTGATAGAGAACAATGGGCAAACGACCTTGCGTATACTGAGTGGACTGTAGAAGAAATAGCATTAGGCGAACCTTTAGATAGACTTGCGTCACGTTTGACTGTATAGTTATAAAATGCTTCCATCAACAATTGAAGACCTTATACTCTACATCTACGACCCGATGAATGGTTTCGATCGTAAAGGTTTACCGCCTCGCGATAGAAGTATATTATTCAGTATGGCTTCACAACTTAAGAAGCCTCTCTCATTAACTGAACGTCAAGGTACGTTAGCAGTTAAGATTATTAGTGAGAATCGTCATCTTTATGAAAGTATATCAACCTTAAATTCTTTATTAGAGTTTCCTATCTATAAGAATACATTTCGTGTTGTTGATATAAGTCGTAGAATATTTCTATTTGATAAAGAAACTATTGGAATTAAATTTCCGTTTGATGCAGCAATTAATAAACTTCTAGATAGAATTCCTGGACGTAAGATATACGATATTAATTCACGTTGTCACAAATATAAATTAAACGAAGTTAATCTTATAGCCATTAGTAATTATTTTCAATCTCATAATTTTCTTATTGATACTAAGATACAAGAATGGATCGATGATATTAAAAAGATATTGAAGAACCCCGAAGAATATGTCCCCACTATTGATTTTATAAATGGTAATCTTATACTTAGAAACTGTGGACGTAAACTTGAAGAATATTACGAAAATAATAAGAAAGAAGATCTTATTGCTAATGTCTTTTTAGCAAAAACAATGAACTTAGATTTTACAGTTAATATATCAATGCTTTTAGCAAACGCTGAATGTAACAATATTTCTAAGAAACTTTTGGGAGAAAATAAAAATAAATTTTCTATGTCAAATAAAAGAGGTTATACTAAAACTGATGTTACTAACATTTTAAAGGATTCACAACTTTATCCTATACTAGTTTCTATAGACGATAATGAAAAACTCTATTCTGATTTTAACGAATGGATTAAGTGTTTTAATAGTATAGGTATAAGCAATAAAGAAATATCTGTTCTATTTCGTAGTGATAAAACTACAGAATTTAATAATATGATTAAAGAACAAGAACTTAATAATCTTGTTGATATTAATACAAAGGTTGTTTTCATAAAACATAAAGTACCCAAAATAATATATAAAATAAATTTTGTTCCTAAAATAATTATAAGCACAAGTACATTCTATGTTCATTATACTAATCAGAAAATGGTTGACTCACATCCGTTAGTATTGTATTATACTGAACAAGATACTTCGGACAAAAGAATTGCCATCCTGTAAACTTATTATTAAAGATGAAGTAAACATTAAGTTTGAAGGACTTAGTTTAGAAGCACGTCGCAAACTTGCTAATAAATTTAAGTTCGAAGTTCCTTGGGCAAGATATCAACCATCATATAGGTTAGGGCGCTGGGACGGTACCGTGGCGTTCTTTGGGGTCGGTGGCACCGGATACATCAATCAACTAGACGAGATCATCCCACTCTTAGAGGCGATGGACTATGATATTGAAGTAGAAGACCACCGAACCCATTCTTCTATCCAATTCGAAGATATTGATCAAAACTATTGGGGAGAACTAACTTGGCCTAAAGGTCACGTTAAAGAAGGTGAACCAATTGTACTACGTGACTATCAAGTAGATGCTGTTAACAATTTCCTCAAACAATCTACAGCATTACAAGAACTTGCTACCGGTGCTGGTAAGACAATCATTACTGCTACACTTTGTAAAATATGCGAGAAGTATGGACGTACATTAACTATCGTTCCAAACAAAGGACTTGTAGAACAAACAGAAGAAGATTTCCGCAACTGTCAATTAGATGTTGGTGTTTATTATGGTGATCGTAAAGAATTAAACAAGACCCATACAATTTGTACTTGGCAGAGTCTAAACATATTAGACAAGAAGAGCCATTATGACGAAACACTTACACTTGCTGAATTCTTAGAAGGCGTTAGTACAGTTATTGTAGACGAAGTGCATCAAGCAAAAGCAGAAGTTCTAAAGAAATTACTCACAGTTAATCTTGCTAATGCTCCAATACGTTGGGGATTAACTGGTACTGTTCCAAAAGAAAGATTTGAATTTGAGGCTATTAGATGTAGTCTAGGTGATGTTATTAATAGAATACAAGCACACGAATTACAAGCACAAGGTGTATTAAGCAATTGTCATGTTAATGTATTACAAACAACAGATGTAAAAGAATTTAGAGCATATGCAGACGAATACAAATATCTAGTTACAGATGAAGATAGAATGCATTGGCTAGGTAATACAATTAAAGATATTGCTAAAACTGGAAATACCTTAGTACTTGTTAATAGAATTGAATCAGGAAAGATCTTAATCGATGAAATACCGGAAGCAGTCTTTGTCAGCGGCGAAGTTAAGAATAAGGATCGCAAAGAGGAATATGATGAGGTTAAAACGGCAACGGACAAAATCATTGTGGCCACATATGGAGTGGCAGCCGTGGGCATTAATATTCCTAGGATCTTTAATCTTGTTTTACTTGAGCCTGGAAAATCGTTTGTAAGAGTAATTCAAAGTATTGGTAGAGGAATTCGTAAAGCCGAAGATAAGGACTTTGTACAAATATGGGACATAACATCAACTTGTAAGTATGCCAAACGTCACCTCACGGAACGTAAAAGATATTATAAGGAGGCCAAATATCCCTTTACATTAACTAAGGTAGACATATAATGAAAATATTAACATTAGATAATCAAGCATTTGATTTAAACAATTTACCAGAAGAAGTAGACGATAGTATGAGGTTCTCTGTTTTAGATAATTCTAATCCTAACGAACCTGATTTCTTTTTTCAACCACTTATATTTTTAGAAAGTTTTAATGCTCCAGCAGTTGTACTAAAAATAGGACAATATGAATTAGAAATGCCATTAGATTGGAGCATAGTAGTTGGTTGTAGAGAAAGCGGAAATGACTTAGAAGTTATTCCTCTTACCAGTTTAACAGATAGAGGATTTGATTGTTTTATTTTTAATCCTCTCAGTGGATTTAAATTTAGTTTTCTAGATGTTGAAATTACAAATATCTATATGGATATTAAATGGTATTTTCCAAAGATGCGTAATGGACAAATATTAACAGTTCCTTTATCAACTGGAGATGATCCTCTTTGTGCTTACTTTGTTAAAGAGATAAGTAGACAGAGCGAAATAATACAATATTCTAAATTGCTCTAGGAGATTTTGATGAAATCGGGAAAAGTTTGGGGAGTAACAGAACTCATCCATGCCAACGGAATATTAGAGTTTCATCGTATCGATACTAAAAAAGGTGGTGTTTGTAGTAAACATAAACACAAACATAAATGGAATGGCTTCTTTGTTGAAAGTGGTAAACTTCTAATCCGTACTTGGAAAAATGATTACGATCTTATTGATGAAACTATATTAGAAGCAGGCGATTGGCACGTAGCAAAGCCCGGCGAATTCCATCAATTTGAAGCAGTAGAAGATACTATAGCATTTGAATTATATTGGCCTATGTTGCTTATTGATGAACACCCTGATGACATTGTTAGAGAAACTCATGGTTTTGCCAAAGGCAAAAAATGACGTTTAATACATATATTATTAGATTAAAAGGAAATCAACTTTCAGAACAGTTAGCTAAAGATGTATTTCAATCATCTCTAAAATTTAATTTTAATCCAATATATTTTGATGCTATTGATAAAAGTAAAGCATTAGATTTTATAAGTTCGGAAAATTTAATCCTAGCTAAAGATAAAAAAATGAAAGCATCTTTAGGAACTATAGGATGCTTTTGTAGTCATTATAGTTTATGGAAAATAGCTTCAAAACAAGATAAACCAATAATAATTTTAGAACACGATGGGGTTATTATTAACGACTTTAAAACTATTATTAATCAAATACAAGATGTTTGTCATCTAGATCCAAACGATCCTTATAGTTTTAATTATGATGAATCTGTTTCAAAAGTTAAAGACTTAAAGGTTGAATATTATCAAAGAGCCGAATTAAAACAAAAAAGAATAACCGGTGGATATTTTAGAGGAGCATATGGATATATTTTGACTCCTTACGGAGCAACTAAACTAATTAACTTTGTTAGAGAAAAAGGATGTTTTACTGCTGACAGATCTATCTGCGAAAGAGCAGTATTCTTAACACAAACTTCTTATACTTGTGTTAGATTACATAGTTTTTTTGATTCAGCTAAAAAGATTAAAGATTATTCTACGAGAGATTAAATGGTAAAACAATATGAAGATGACACATACATATATGAAAGTCCAGATGGAGGTAAATCTGTTTATCGTAGAGAGATAGGTGGTATCACAAGAGAATTGTTAATATCTTCAGAACCTAATGATTTATTCCATTATGCTGAATTTGTTAAAATAATAGACCTATCTTATAAAAACCCTGCGGTGAAGAAGGCTCTTGATAATCTTCTATTAATATACTATACTGTAAGAGATGGGACAGAATAAACATATAGACCTCTTTAAGGAAATGATTCCTAGTGTAGACATGGGTATTAAAGACCTGTGGGATGCTGCTACGGACGAAGGTCGAAAAGAAATTAAAGGTGATCTTTGGAACTTAAACAGGTACATAAGTTCAGTTAAAACTAATAATAGAGAGCAACAAGAATACTTTGTTACTATGGTAAATGAACTTTATAATAAACATTGGTTTGAATTACAGAAACATCCTAAACTACTTTGGATTTTACTTTGTATGTGTAGTTGGGATAAAGAGAAAACATTCTTTCATGAATGGATACCTCTAGGAAAGAAATCTTCCAATAAACGTGTTAAAATATTAGCAGAAGCATATCCTCATCTAAAAGACGACGAACTAGAAGTATTGGCAGAAATAAATGGAACCGCTGGCATTAAAGACCTTGCGAGACAGATGGGATATTCCGAAAAGGAGATTAAAAATCTCTAACTACGTTTGTGAGCATTGCGGCAAGAGTTTTGTTAAAGAAAAGACCTTAATGGTTCATATGTGTGAACCAAAGCGTCGTTATATGCAACGTGATGAACGTAGAGTACAGAATGGATTTTATGTTTATAATAAATTTTATAAAATCACACAAAATGCTAAGAAAGAAAAGAAATATGAAGAATTTATAAAGAGTCCCTATTACAATGCATTTGTAAAGTTTGGATCCTTTATGAGTAATGTTAATCCATTATACCCAGACAAATATATTGATTGGATTATTAAAAGTGGCATTGCACTAGACAAATGGTGCAGAGAAGAAATATATGACAAATATGTTATTGATCTTATTAGAACAGAACATGTTGAGACTGCGGCAGAAAGATCTATTCAAACTATGGTACAATGGGGAGAAAAACATAGCGCAGGTTGGAATCACTATTTTAGTTATGCTAATGTAAATAAGATTGTGTACGATGTAAGAGATGGTAAAATATCGCCGTGGATTATGCTTAATAGTGATAATGGTATTAGATCATTACAGAATATGAACGACGAACAATTACAAATCATTGCTCCCATGGTAGACATTGAATTCTGGTCCGATCATTTTAAAAAACATAAAGCAGATACAGAATTTGCTAAAAAATTAATAAGGGAGGCAAAGATATGAGTGAAGAATTTGAAGATATCCCCGACAATGAAGACAATGGAAATTATCAAGCCGTTGACCTTAAATATCAAATCTTTTCCGATGAAAAAGATAACACTGTCTACTTAAAATTTACAGGATTTGATAATCAAAAACAAATGGATAATTTTGTTGAATACATCGACTTCTCTTTACCATTACTATTATTCAATAGCGATACAAAACACTAATGGATATTGATATTGACTTCTTTGATAGAAACAAAGCACTAGATGTTTTACCTCATCGTTTAGCAATGAGGCATCAAAAAGGAGAAGAAGTTAAACATAATACAGGTGTTTACTTTACAGAAATTCCTCACAATCCATTTACAAATATTTCAACTATTGACTACGAACAAGCAGAAGAAAGAGGATATTTTAAAATAGACTTTCTTAATGTTAGTATGTATGACGGTGTAAAGGATGAAGAACATCTTATAAAACTACTAACACAAGAACCAAATTGGGACTTTCTCGAATACAAAGAAATTGTAGATCAACTATTTCATATTAATGGTCACTTTGATATTGTTAATAAATTAAAACCTAAATCAATTGAACAACTTGCTGCTGTATTAGCAATTATACGCCCTGCTAAACGATATCTTGTAGATAGTGATTGGAATACAATTAATAACGAAGTTTGGACTAAATCTGAAGAAGGATATTTCTTTAAAAAATCACATGCTATAGCATATGCTCATGCCATTGTAGTACAAATGAATTTATTAATAGAACAATCTAACGCTTTGGTGTCCTAACTAATTGTACAGAACGACGTTTTACTCTTTTTAACATAATATTGTGTAAATTTACTACTGGACCTATTAATATCTGAACATCTTTAGTTGTTAGGTTTTTTATAGCATATCGAAAGACTTCCATCTCTTTTCGTAAGAATATATTAATGGGAATCATTCTGTTTGATTCCCACCACCATACATCACCTAATTGTAAAAACGCTTTCTTGTGATCATCACCTTTTAATATATTATAATCATATATGCTCGTTATGTTGTTATCTTGGTTAATTATTATCCCAACATACTCGTGGTTACCATATGTGATTACTGTGATGAACGGAAAATCGTCTTCTATCTGTTCTTTTAATAGCATAAATATTTACAAGGATCCTTTTAACATGCATAAGCAACCAGCGTATTTATACAAAAACGTCCAGGAACTTTATACTGATCTGGATCCAAAATGGATGGGGTATAGGAAGGTGTACGCAAGAACTTTGAAACTCTATAAGGGTATTGATAACTCATTTACTATGAAACTAATGAATGGGGATCAGAAACTCCTAGACTTGTCAAATCAAGGACAAACTCTTTGGTTTCAGATATTAGATCGCGATACAGCAGAACTTAAATTTATTACCAGCATGGCTATCGATTGTAATACTGCCCCTAATTCATTTGTTACTCTTTCTCTATCGGAAGGAGATTTAGAACCACTTAATAGTGGACATTATATGTATAGTACATACCTACAAGATGCTACAGGTAAAAGAACTATACTTTACGGAGACTCACAGTTTGGCGCAAGCGTTCCTGTTGAGATAATAGAAAATGCATTTCCAAATGTTCTACCTTCGCAGGAAGTTCTACATTCAGAATTTATTACTGCGGAGCAAGTTAACTATGTGGTCCAAGACAATTCACTCTATACTTCCTCGCTTAACGGTCATCCTGATCTCAATAGTAATACAGCTCTTCATACTGCGGCATTGTATTGTACAGGATATTCAGGACAGGTTGAGATTCAAGTAACACTCGAGAATGGACATACCGATATTATAAAATTCTCAGTGCTAAAAACTATTACAGTAACTCCAGATCAAACTATCATTTATGATAACTTCAATGGTATCTATAGTTGGGTTAGATTCCGTATGATACCTGATCTAAGCAATACTGGAACAATTGACAAAATCCTTTATCGAAGTTAATATGCTTGTATGAGTCTTTATGACGACTTACTTGCTCTTGCTCCAAACAAGAAACAGACGCCTAACGGTTGGGTGAGTTTCAATGCTCCTTGTTGTGTCCATCAAGGTGAGAATCGCGATACAAAGAAACGTGGAGGAATAAAGAGAACCGACGACGGCGGTGCTACATATCATTGCTTTAACTGTGGATATAAGGCAAGTTGGAGACCAGGACGTGGACTTAGCAAACGAATGAAAGAATTGCTAGGATGGATGGGCGCAAGTACCGATCAAATTAATAAGATTGCGTTTGAATGTTTAAAGACCGAAAGTGGACAAAAGGCAGAACATATAGTTGCTATTCCAGAATTTATTCCACGTCCACTACCTAACAACTCATATAAGATTACAGAAGAACTAGTAATGAATGACGAGAGAGTGCATCCCGTTGTTCAATACTTAGATGGTCGTGGATTAAACATTTATGATCATGATTTATATTGGAGTGAAGGAAATGGATGGCATGATAAATTGATTATACCTATTACTGTAAATAGACAACTTATGGGATTTGTTGCTCGTAAGATTACAGACGGTGGTCCTAAATATATTAAAAGTCATCCCCCCTTTATAGTATTCAATTTAGATAAACAAACTTGGGATAAAAAGTTTGTACTAGTGTTTGAAGGTAATATTGATGCTTTATTGTTAGACGGTGTTAGTGTAATGACTAATGAATGTAGTCCAGAACAAGCATTACAAATTAATAACTTAGGTAAACAGGTTATCGTTGTTCCAGATCAAGATGCCGCAGGTGAAACTCTAATTAAACATGCTTTAGAATACGGATGGAGCGTATCTTTTCCTAATTGGGAAGAAGATATTAAAGATGCTGCTGATGCTGTGAAAAGATATGGAAGATTAACTACATTGATAAGTATCATAATGAATATAGAAAGTAATCCACTTAAAATTAAATTAAGGATGAAGATATGAAAAAATTATGGGAAATTATTACATGGCCCTGGCATGCTATCCGAGACGAATATAAATTTAGAAAACGTCTTAAAGAACTACGTAAGAAAGATCCATTTAATTACAAATGATCACTTGGGGAATATCTGCTAACAGTCATGATGCTGCACTTGCAGTATTTGATGATGATCGATTGCTCTTTGCTAGTCATAGCGAACGATTCAGTGGAATTAAGAACGATGGTCATTTAGACTATAAAATGATTAAATATGCTATACAACTAGCAGGTGAACCAGATCTAGTATGTTGGTACGAAAATCCTAATTGGAAATTTGCTAGACAAGTATATGCCGGTCAGAATGTAAAAGAGTGCTGGAATGATCGAAATATTAAAAATTATTTGGCTAGTTACGGTATACATGCTCCTATCAAATATTCCAACCATCACGAAGCACATGCCGCTGGAGCATTTTATACTAGTCCTTTTGATTCTTGCGCTGTTCTATGCATTGATTCTATAGGTGAATGGATTACTACTTCTATCTGGACAGCAAATAAAGATAAAGGTCTTAAACAAATTTGGAAACAAGTATATCCTCATAGTATAGGACTTTGGTACTCTGCTATGACTCAACGTATAGGTCTTAAACCTAACGAAGAAGAATATATCCTTATGGGTATGGCTGCTTTTGGTGATCCAAATAAACTATACGGTCGTATACTAGAAGACTTCTTTGAACCAGGCGATTGGAATGATGACTTTAGATTAAAACATAATTTACATCGTGGTTGTAAATGGTGGGCACCTGAATTAACAAGCGAACAAGATATATTTAATATTGCCGCAGCAACACAAGCAATCTACGAAAGAAAATTTGGAGACTTGCTACTTAAGACAATGGTATTAACAGGTGCTAATAAAATAGCACTCGCAGGAGGTTGTGCTCTTAATTGTGTTGCTAACGATCTAGCACTAGAAGTATTCACTAATGTTTGGATTTATCCCAACCCAGGTGATGCTGGATCAAGTGTAGGTACAGTACTAGCATATCGTAAACAAAAAATTGATTGGGAACATTGCTATTGGGGTTACGATATTCCAGGTCACTATCCCATTAAAGAAACATTAGAAGTTCTCTTAAAAGGTCTACCAGTTGGTGTAGCAAATGGACAAGCAGAGTTTGGCCCTAGAGCATTAGGTAATAGAAGTTTACTTGCTGATCCAAGATCAAATACAATTAAAGACAAAGTAAATGAAATTAAGAGACGACAGAAGTTTAGACCGTTTGCTCCTGCTATCCTAGAAGAACATGCTAAGGATTACTTCCAATTAAACGGACACACATCTAGGTTTATGCAATATGCTGTACCTTGCTTACGCTCAAATGAGTTTCCTGCTATTATACATGTTGATCATACTAGTCGTGTTCAAACCGTTCCCGATAACGGAACTGGATTTCGTAAACTTCTCGAAGCATGGTATGAAGAAACAGGTTGTCCAATGCTACTCAATACTAGTTTAAACATTAAAGGTAAACCGATGGTTAATGATAGTCTTGATGCTGAGGCATTTAGAAAACACTATAACGTACCAGTTCTTACTCATGCAAACACTTTGAAAAGATAATCTTTTACTTAAACCAATCAAGGTACTATAATACAATATGGCAGAGTACTCTTACGACATACAGAAACTTTATTTGGAGATGTTCTTAGCAGACGCAGAATCGTTTGTGAGAGTACAAAACATCTTTGATCCACAGTCATTTGATCGTAAACTACAACCAGTTGCAGAAAAACTTAAAGTATATGTAGACAAATATAAGGTAATGCCTGAACTAAAAATTATTAAGGCAGATACTGGACTTGACTTACAAGATGCTACAGATGTTCCTAAGGAAAATTATGAATGGCTGCTTGATGAGTTTGAGAAGTTTGCTAGACATAAAGCCTTAGAACGTGCAATCCTCGAATGCGCAGACTTGCTTGGAAAAGGCGATTATGGTCCTGTAGAAGCAAAGATTAAGGCTGCGGTACAAATTAGTCTTGCTAAAGATATGGGCACTGATTATTTCTTTGATCCGAGAAGTAGACTTCTGAAACTTAAAGATAATAATGGACAGGTATCTACTGGATGGAAGGCTATAGATCAAAAACTCTATGGCGGCTTTAATCGAGGAGAACTGAATATCTTTGCAGGTGGTTCTGGTGCTGGTAAGAGTTTGTTCCTACAGAATCTTGCTGTTAACTTTTCTTCAGTTGGACTTAATGTTCTTTATGTCTCATTAGAACTTAGTGAAGAACTTACATCTATGCGTATTGATAGTATGATTACCGGTGTTACTACTAGAGAAATTTTTAAACAGATTGATGACGTTGAAATTAAAGTTAAAGTCGCAGGTAAAAAGGGCGGAGCAATACAAGTTAAGTATATGCCCAGTGGTAAGAATGTTAATGACTTAAGAGCATATGTAAAAGAATATTCAATTAGAAAAGGCTTCATGCCCGATGCTATCTTAATCGATTACTTAGATCTATTAATGCCAATGGGCGTTAAAGTTAGTGCTGAAAACTTGTTTATTAAAGACAAATATGTATCAGAAGAACTTAGAAACTTTGGCATGGAGATTAAGGCAGTACTCGTAACAGCAAGTCAGTTAAACAGAGCAGCAGTTGAAGAAGTTGAATTTGATCACAGTCATATTAGTGGCGGACTTAGTAAGATACAGACAGCAGATAATGTTATTGGTATCTTTACAAGTAGAGCAATGAGAGAACGTGGACGTTATCAAATTCAATTTATGAAGACAAGATCCTCTAGTGGTGTTGGACAGAAAGTTGATCTAGCTTTTGATCCAGATACACTGAGAATTAGTGATTGCGACGATGACGATGACGATATGAATCAGTCAGGTGGTCGTAGCAAGATTGCTGATAGTATTAAAAGTAGAACTACGGTAACACCAAATACTCCGGCAAATGATCCAATTAAGGATATGGCTAAAATTAGAGCAACAACAGGTAGTAGCAAATTAAGAGAACTATTAGGAAATTTGAATAATAACGAAGACGATCTATAAATATTCCCATGACTATACAAATCTTTGGCGATAGTGCTACAAGACATTTTAGAATGCTTAAAGACAGTTGGATTGAAAAACTGTCAAAAAAATTAGGTCAAGATCTTTTTATCTACGGAAAAGTAATTGGAGATCTGAATATATTATACGCTGCATACTATCATCAAAAAAATAATATTAAAGATAATGATGTAGTTATTATATGCTTGTCAGTTATTGAAAATACATTAGACGAATCAGAATTACTTCGCTTTATAATAGATCTAAATAATCTTTCGAAAGAAAAAAACTTAAAGACAATAGTCTTTACCCTTTTCGATACTGTTAATAATTTTTTAGATCCAATTAAAGATCAATATCCCTATATACACTTCGCTCATGGAAAATATAGTGATGTTGCAAGAAATGAATGGAAATCAGAACATCTCGAACAACAAGGTTACGAATGGTTAATATTTCACGACATTAGAGTTAATCATATGATTAAATCAAATCATAAAATATTATTCAAAAAAATTATGAACTTTATTAATAATAACACTCCTATTGATCTTACTGATGGATTTAAAAAAGAAATTATAGATATAGATCTACTTAATAATGAAGAATTTCAAAAAGATGAACTGTTTAATGGATTTGTTACAAGAGCAGTTGGAATACAATCAAAATGACTATTTGGACCTTTGGCGATAGCTTTTCAAAACATTTTGAACATTTACCCGATAGTTGGGTTGAACGAACATCTAAATTATTAAAACAAGATGTAAAATCTTATTCTAAACCACTGTCAACTCTTGAATATATGTTTTACAAATTTAACGAGGAAAGAGACAATATACAAGATAACGATATTGTTATAATTACAGTCACTACTTTAATAAGAAGGTGGTTCTTTAAAGATTATCCATTTAGAGTTTTAGATCTCACTGAAGATCAAATTAATGCATTTCAAAATTATATGAAATATCTAAGTCATTTTGACGAAATGCATAAAACATTTCTAATCAATTTTTTATACAACTTAAATCATTTTACAGAAAAGAAAAATCTTCATACTATCATCTTACCAAACTTTTTTGATTTTGATTCACTGCTTGCCGATCTATATAGAAATAATGAAATTCCAGCATTACATATAGCAAGAGGAAGAATAGGAATTATTAGCGATTATGAATTTAAATCAGATATAGTAGCCATGAGTGGTGTTGATTGGTTTATGAAAAGTGATATTAGATTTAATCATTTAATTAAATCAAATCATAAAATTCTATCAGATAAGATTATTGATAATATTAAAAATAAAACTCCCATTGATCTAAACAATCAAATGATACAGGGTGTACTTGATAATAGATTACTAACAGACCCCATAGTATTCAAAGACGAATTGTTCGAAGGAGCAATAAAGTGACTATGTGGATCTTTGGTGATTGTCCCGCTAGATATTTTAAATACTTGCCCGATAGTTGGATACAGAATGTTGCTACTACTTTAAATCAAAAAGTAATTAGTTGCGTTAAAACTAGATCAAGTTTAGAATATACTTACTATAGGTTTAATCAAAAAGAATCAGATATAAAAGAAAATGATATTATCATAATGTCTCTTAATACCCTTGAGAAAAGATGGTTTTTTGAAGATCCTATCTTAGATCCAGGCGAACCGGGAACAGAGAAAAAGACAAAAGCAATTAAAAACTATTATAGATACTTGTGGTTCTTAGAAGAAATAACTGAAGTATATTTTACAAACTTTTTATATCACTTAGATTACTTTGCTTTAAAAAAAAATGTACATATTATAGTACTTCCAAATTTTATCGATGCTGACAATATAGTGAGAAAATATCAAAAAGAATTAAAAAATTTACACTTTCCAATTGGTAAATTTGGGGATTTGTCAAAGGAAGAATGGAAAACAGAATTCCTAAACAAATATGGCCCAGGATGGTTTGCTAAAAATGATGTGAGAGTTAATCATGCAATTAAATCAAATCATATCATTATGAAAGATAAAGTAATTGATAATATACTATATAAAAAACCTATAGATCTTACACAAGGATTTATTATTAATATATTAGATGATAAAGTTATACAAGATCCTGACTTTATTAAAAATGAACTATTTGATGGCTTTATGGCAAAAGCTCGAGGAGAATAAAATGACACTATGGGTATTCGGTGATAGCTTTGCACAGATGAAAGATAATACTCCAGAACAATGGATGCAGAAAGCAGCAACAGATCTAGGAACTACACCTTGGTCGATGGGACTTAATGGATCTAGTTTGGAATTCACTTATCATAGGTTTAATATTGCTAGAAAAAAGATTGAAGGAAATGACGTTGTAGTGCTTGTACTTACTGGACTAGATCGTCGTTGGTTCTTTAAAGATTTTCCTGGACATAATAGTAATACTAGCCCTAGAGGTGATAAGAAAGAAACTAAGGCAATAGAACTATACAGAGAACACTTAGACTTTAATCCCGATGTACATAAAGTTTATCTAATCGATTTTCTTTTTAATGTACATGCACTAACTGAAAAATTAAATCTTCATACTATTATAATAGCAAACTTTTTAGACGTATATGACTTCCTTTTAGATAAAAGAAATAGATTCCCGTTATTCAACTTTGCTAACGGTATACTTCTCGATGTTAGTATGTACGAATATACTTACGAATTTTTTGATAAAGATAATCAAGGAAAAACTTACGGTGATAACGATCGTAGATTAAATCACTTATTGAAAACTAATCATTTGATACTTGCTAAAAAAATTGTTGAAAATGTTAAAAATAAAACTACTATCGATCTTACAACTGAATTTGAAAAACACTTAATGTCTGAAGATGCAGTTAATGATCCAACCTTTTCTAAAAACGAACTGTTTCAATGATATGGGTGTTTGGCGATAGTTATGCTCATCAATATCCCGGTCTTCAAGACCAATGGATGAATAGAATAGCAAGAGAACTCGATCAAGATATTAAATGCTTTGGACTGGTTGGATCTAGTGCTGAATACACTTATACAAAATTTTACGAATACGAACAAAATATCAATTATAAAGATATCGTTATAATAACACTTACTACACATAGCAGAAGATGGTTTTTTAAATCATATCCCGAACATACTGCTACTCCGGATACAGATACTAAAGGTTACACTTGTACACAAACTAGCCCCACTAATAATCTAAAAGAAAACGAAGCATTAGAATACTTTACAAAATATCTTTATAACGAAGATGCTTACTTAGAATATGTTACTAATTTTCTATATCACTTAGATTACTTAACACAAAAAAAATATCTCCACACTATCGTTCTTATTAATTTTTACGATACAGATAATTGGATTAAAAATAAAAAATCTCTGTGGCCCAATATACAGTTTAGTATTGATAAATTGGTTACTCCTAGTTTTGATGAATACTCTAAAGATTTCTTTTATAATTACGACTTTTCAGCAGGTATTAAAGATATTAGAGTTAATCACTTTATAAAATCAAATCATATCATACTGGCAAAGAAAATAATTGATAATATCAATAATAATATATCAATCGATTTAACAAATGGCTTTATAAAAAATGTCATTACTGTTGATAAAATTAAAGATCAAAACTGGATAAAAAACGAAACTTTTAATCTCGCTGTGATGGTCTTTTAGTAGGCTTAAACTTTGCTACTGGACTCTTGGTATTAGTGCCTTGTAACTCTTTACTATCACCTGCACTAGATTCTTTATGGTTGATGCCTCTTAACTTGGTAACAACATCAATCATTTTGGCTTCTTCTTTAGTATAAGCAGTCATACAAGGACTGTCTTGTAATGGCTGACTTAATGATGGTTCTTCTACTTTACCATCAGAACCTACTTGTGCCATGTCTAAACTCATACGGTAGAATCTATAATATTGATCCATACCCGGAAAATATGTAGCACGGGTTAACGATGGATCAGTAAAATCCAACTTACGGGTTGTTTCATTTATAAATTCTCGTGCTCGCATATAGTATTTATTCTATTTCACTAGAGCCGTATAACTCTGGATGATTAGCACAATATAACTTGACTAATATACCCGCAGCATACGTGGCTTCAATTTCTAGGTCAACATGACTCTTTGTTGACCCTACTTCATTCTGACGGTGATGGGTTAACTCATGAGCAATGGTCCTCAAAATATCAACTATGTTACGACCATACACTTCAACAGTTGTTGAGTTTTTATCTGGATAATATATCCCAAAAGTTTTATTACTTGTGGCAAAATTAGGGTCGTTGTCTATACGTACTTCTGGTATCTTATCCATACGTAACTTCTTGGCAACAAACTTTACAAATTCATTAATAACTTTATCCATAATGTATTTATTTTAAATAACACATGACTGTTTGGGTGTTTGGTGATAGCTTTGTAGATATACAACCTAATAGGGGAAACGTTTGGCCCCTCTTGATTGCACAAAAATTAAATCAAAATTTGAATTGCTTTGGCCAAGGTGGATCAGCTATAGAATATACATATTATCAATTTAATGTTAATAGAGAATATATTAAAAATAACGATGTTGTAATCGTGGCACTAACTGATACTAATCGTCGTTGGTTCTTTAAAGATAAACCTGCTAATGCTGTCGATATCTATCAAAATACTAATGATGCTTACAAATATTACGCACTATATCTCGCAAATAATAACGAGATAATACCTACATATCTTATTAACTTTGTGGAAAATTTAGAATACTTAAGAAAAAAATTAAACTGTCATATTATTGTAATTCCTTGCTTTGAAGTTATAGATAATATAATTAAACAAGGTAAAGCAGATTATCCATATATAAACTTCAGCAACGGACATCTTTTTGATGTAAGCTATAAGGAATTTGATTTAAAATTTATACAGAGTTACGGATTATTAAAATATGCTAGAAATGATCTTAGACCCAATCATATGATTAAATCAAATCATATCATACTGGCAGATAAGATCGTGAATAATATAAAAAATCAAGAACCCATTGTGTTTGATACTTTTGTCAAATATGTGCTGAATGAACACAATTTAACTAACAAAGAATACAGTATAAATGAATTATATAATGCACACTTAAATGAAGAACTTTGGAACTTCCATCAATTTGGTTGACGATGTCTGACTTGTGTTTTCTTGACTATGCGCTCACGATCAAGATTAAGAATAGGATCAAAATAAACAATACGAAAATCCTCCCCTAAATCAGAAAGAACTTCACACTCTATCCATTGGTTGTTAATTGATACTTCCCACAATCCACTACTTCCTTTATATCATCCCTAGATACTACTTTTTCTATATGATGAAAATCACTGTCATGATACTTAATTTGATAGTGCTCTAAAAATTCATGCAATAACTCACACTCAACCCAATCATCATCCTCATGGTATAACCACATCAGTCTCTCTCCTCGGAACCCAAGCCCCCGCACAGCCGCGAAGCGGTAGCGCGGTTTTTAAACAAAAATTTCTATGCATAATATATATGCATTTAATTACTTTTTTGCGGGCGTAAAGAGTAACCACAAAGATACTAACAAATCAATCGCAACTAAACAATAAGTCACAATACTCTCGGGCTCCCCATAACTATGTATACTCGTTACTAACCATAATCCACTTATCCACCATATATGTACAGTGTCAAGCCCCATGGAACGTAGACGCTTGATTACTAACACTACTGATGTATATGCGGCGTTGCTTAAGGCTAATAACAGTAAAGATATACTTAATACTACAAAGAAAGAGCCTTCTGAATCTAATACTGGATTGATCAAGGCTAATAAAATACAACTGACTAACGACGATAATAAACCATACATGAAATACTCTAATCGACCTAATGAACCATCCCAACTATACATGGTATTGAATACATTCCGCAATTGATCCATAAAATTGCTCCTCATATTAGTGCTTATAAATATAACACAAATTTAATTAAAACACAATATTATTTGGAGTTTATAATGACCGTTTGGGTGTTTGGCGATAGCTTTGCTACGCTTATTGATAAATCTGAAAATCAAAAACAATATATGGAAATCATTGCTGATCATTATAATACAGATTTGAAAACTTTTGGAATTTGTGGAACTAATTTAGAATATACTTACAACGAATTCCACAGAGAACGTGATAATATACAAAATGGCGATATACTGATTATAACAACTACTGTGATAGCAAGAAGATGGTTCTTTGAATGTAACCCTGATCTTGCTGCTGACGATCTTGGAAGAGAGTATAGCGAAACTCAAAGTATTAAACGATATAGAGCATTCTTGGATACTAACTATGTTCCACATAGAATTAACTTCTTTAATTTCCTCTATACAGTTAATGAACTTAGTGAAAAATTGAATCTTAAAACTATGGTGCTATGCGTTTGTATAGATACTGAAGAAATATTAGAAAACTTTAAAAATAAAATACCAAAGGTACATATAGCAAAAGGACTGTTGAACGACGATCTATACTTAAAAGAAATGACTGACGAATTTAAAAACTACTACGAAAGTCTTGCTTATGATAAACGTGGAGACCCAAGACCTAATCATATGATTAAATCAAATCATATTATATTAGCAGATAAAATTATAAATCATATCAATCAAGGTACTGATATTGATCTAACACAAGGATTTGTCGAAAAATATATAGGATTTAAAGATGAACAAGATTATACCGATGAATTCTTTGGTTTTGCTTGGGATACTTTTGTAGATAGATCTAGTAAATAATAACATGACTATATGGGCGTTTGGCGATAGCTTTATCGGCGATTTTAAAAATTTAAATTATAAATCAGAACAAAAGAAACGAGGTATTAAACCTTGGATTAGAGCAATTGGAGAACAACTAAATCAATCAGTTGTTAATCATGGATGCCCAGGTTCGAGCCCAGATTATACATATCATATGTTTAGACAAGAACGCGATAATATACAAGATAATGACATTTTGATAGTGGGTATAAGTAATTTGTTTAGAAGATGGTTTATTAAAGATAAACCGAATAATACTATGCTTAATAATAAAAAATCAATATCAGAACAACATACAAGCGCAGAGTTTATGAAGGCTGTAAAATACTACTTGATACATCTAAATCATGAGGAATTATACGAAACTTACTGTATAGACTTCTTATACAATCTTGATCACTTAACTAAAGAAAAAAACTTACATACTATACTGCTACCACTTATGTACTACGAATACGAATGGTTGAATACAGATTATAGACATAAATTTAATAACTTTCACTGGCCCAATATGCCCTTAACTAATGTACATAGTAATGAATATGAAAAATGGTACTTTGAACGTATACATGATATAATTGGTATGGATGGAAAATACAATCATTTGACTTGGACTAATCATGCTATACTAACTAACAAAATAGTGAATAATATATCTTATAAGATTCCTCTAGACTTTAAAACAGAGTTTGTTGAAGGTATTATTACTCATAAAACAATACAGAGCCCAAAATTTATAGAACGTGAATTTGCTGCTGCACCAGATTTTGGGTGACCATGAAAGCATATACTAGACCCTTTTCCCACTATATCTATACAGTGGAGATGAATAAAAACATTATTATTCCACAACAAATACGTGATTGGTTGACAACTAAAGATCAGCCCTTTGACGAATCACACGTTGCTTATGCTAGTAATAATAATTACGTGATTGCTTTTGAATACGCAGATGATGCTTATTACTTTATTGCTTATATGGAACATCTAGAAGTAGACTACTTATAACTGTAGGGGACCCGACCTATAGACACAGGAAAAAAATTGGTCGCGCATTTTTTTAAATATACGGAAAGTTTATCGGCCGGGTGGTGATTTTTACCCACTAGGCTTGTTTGTATGTAAACAATAGACTTGCTTACTAAGCCGGCCACCCCACTCTGTTCATACCGGTCACCACTCGAGTGGATTGCCTTTCCAATCGAAGAACCGTCCACTAAAGTCTTCAGGGAGATTCTCTAAAGTTCTCAAAACTTCTTCTGCTGACCTTGTGGGTTCTAGTGTAGCGAATTGACCTCCCATATCTGTCTTGACCCAACCTGGATCGATTGCATAGACAAATATTCGTTTGGGTTTAAGATCAACTGCTAAACATTGTACCAGTTTATGTACAGCAGCCTTGCTCATTCTATATCCTAGACTGTATGTGGGATCGATATGATGTTCACCATAGCGGCCATATACAGTAACGCCACCTGTTAGTACAGAGCTACCCATCTCTGAACTAATAACAGCAATACGACTCTCGGGTTCTAGATGTGGGACTGCTGACTGTACCGTTCTCAGTGCGCCCACAGCATTGACATTGATTACATCTAGTATAGTATCTGGGTTTGAGTATAGAGTATTCTCGCCATCTTTTACAGCAGCATTAACAATCAGCCGTTGGAATCTATCTGCGTCGCCAAATCTATATGATTGTCTCACGTCCCATTCTCTGCGGGTCATAGCACAAACTTCGTGTCCTGTGAGTCTACATTGATCAGTTAGTGCTCTACCTAGTCCTCTATTAGTACCTGTTATAAGATATCTCATTCACATTCTTCCTCGTAGTGACATTCTTGATTAGCCCAATTATCCCGATCTGGGATAACTGTAGTAGCAGTTATGATTGTGAGCATGGCTAGAAAGAATTTCATTTGGCAAGTACATTTATCGCATGTAGTGCGCCAAAGAGGAAGAATATGAATAGCATCAAGGACAGTATAATTCCGGCCACCAATTCCCAGTAAGCAATAGCCAGTAACAGCGCCAGCAGCCCCATAACGAGAGCAGCAAAGTAGAATGCGCCTATGGGCCATATATAGAGTAGACAAGTGAATACCACAAACACTATAAAGGCTGGTATAACTGTATCAGTCTCTCTAAGTATATAAGTAAAGGCAGCGCCACCTATTATTGATAAGATAAAGAAAGGCATATTACCTCTCCTCTATTGCTATAATGTGTCGTGGGTCGATACCCCATGCATCAAATGCTAAAGCAGCCTGTGTCCATGTGCGAGCTATGCAGTTAACTGCCTCGCCATTATCCAGTATGAATTTAAACCAGGTCATATCAGTAGCTCCCTACTAGTTTGCCATCTTGATTGATATACACATAGACTCTACCGTATCCGATAGAGTTATCTATGTCTTCATATGCTATTTTAAATATAGCATGACCGCGTTCGTTTACACCTTGGAACTCGACTTGTAGGAATTCATCTACATAGCCATTCTCGGCTAATGCTTCTAGTACTTCTTGTCGAGTCCATTTTGAGAGATCCACTAGAAGTCTCCTACCAGTATGCCATCTTTGTTAAAGCCCACGAACACTCTACCTGTGTCAACACCATACTCGGCATCGTCGTTGTAGAATGTGATATCGAACATACCTTGTCCGCTTGCATTAACGCCCGCGAACTTTGCTTCAACTATCTCGCTCTCGTAGCCATTTGCTTCGAGAGATGCCTCTACCTCTTTGTGAGTCCAATTAGCAAGATTCATTTGCTTTCTCCTCAGTCCAGTCTCGAGCCAGCGTAGGCAGTGAAGCCATAGCGTTTGAATACTTCAGCGGCAGCTCTTGCGCCTTCCTCTAGTGTGTCGATATTCTGACAGGGGAACTTAGCAGGGTTCCAAATTTGATATGAGCCAGTATAGCTCTTGCGGAAGCCCGCAGCCTTCATAGCCTTACCTAGTTTAGTATTACCCTTGATGCCGTAGATGTCGACCCAAGCAAAGCCGCAAGCATATTGATCCACACCGCCCAGCTTCTCCATAAAGAATTTGTGAGCAGCATCTTGAGCAATGGCTTGAGCTTCTTGGAGGATGTCTTGGAGTTCAGCAACGGAATAGTTCATATCATGCTCCTTAGTGTCTATGAGTTTATAATAGCACCTAGTCCGTATTCGTCAACCTCACAGTCCGCAAGCGTCGTAGAAGCGCTGACGATTGAACTTTGGGTTTGCTTGTTTAGCAATGATAGCGAATGCTTCAGCAGCATCTAGAGCGCTCTTACGATCTTCCATCTTAGCGATTACTTCTGCCATTGCTTTGAAGTGCTTGCGGGACATATCATGCTCCTTTGTTTATGAGTTTATAATAGCACCTTAAGCGAGTACGTCAACCCCGGGCCAAATCTCAACCCACCAGTGGCTTTGGCTTGCTAGGCTAGCACCACCTCGGAATGAAGTCCACTTCTCACCGTAGTCCTTGAGGTGATAGTTCATTCCTGCTTCGTTGAGTCGTTTACATACAGCAATTTTGTATGTCTCAGCATCTGTGCCGTGTCTATAGTAGAAGCCTCTGCGGATGACAATGCTTCCATCTCTGCGTTTACTAACAGTGTCGGCTAGGGCGGCGAGTGTGTTCGAAACTTGGGCTTGGAAGGACTTTGGCTTTGCCATATTGTGCTCCTCTGTTTATGAGTTTATAATAGCACCTCTGCGGGTGCTGTCAACTATGTCGTTTCACTTCGTGCCCGCACTCTGAGCAATGAAGCACACCGTCCCAATCGTCGTGTATAGATGTTTCCTCATAGTGACCCTTGCCGCACTTCTCGCAGACCTGTCCCATATGATCGGTCGTTTCCTTGCCCATAGTGTGCTCCTCTGTTTATGAGTTTATAATAGCACCTTATGCCTCTTCGTCAACCGTATCCTCGAGGGCTTCGACGTTATATATAAAGTCCTGACAGTATGTCAACATACGCTGGAAAGCATATTGTTCTTCTTTGCTAAGTTCTGCGAGGAACTGCTCCATAGTCTTGCCATCGTCTACGGCTTCCCCTACGATGTCTAAGCAATCACGGAAGTCCATCATAGTGTTCTGAAAGCGGCAGTAAGACATGTTAGCCATTTGACTCTCCTTTGCTTATGCTGTTACTTTAACAGACTTTGCCACATTGTCAACCACTTCACCTTTGATGTCAAATGAGAACTTACAAGCCTGGTCTAATGACATGCGAGTGATATAGAGATTGTCGGGATCTCCATCAGTCTCTAGATAGCGGATACGAGCACGACGGGCACGATCAAGAGTAGTATATAAACCCATCAACTCGTCAAAGTGCCCCCATCGATACCACACTCCGTATACATTTGACATAGTAGCCTCCTTTGTTTATGAGTTTACTATAGCACCTCTGCGGGCGTTGTCAATAGGACCCAATACCTCTGCGGACTTTGCGTTTAGGAGCAGCAGGTTTACGCTTGCTGATGTTTACATTCAGGAACTCTACAAGCAGGGCATCCATCATAGCATCACGCTGGGCGGGATCGTTGGTCTTGAGAACCTGGGTGAATCGGGGTGCAGCACTATCTAAGAACCTATCCATTGCCTTTGACATCGTATGCTCCTTTGTTATGCTCTTACTTTAGCACCTTTGCGGAGTATGTCAACCAAGCCCTGTTGTAGTGTTGACAATTCCTCATTGTCAACATATATGTCAGTTCGGGGATCCCAATACTGCCCTTCACGCGGATCATAGTAAAGGATTCTACCGTTGGCGTATGTAAACGGGCCCTCTAGTCCTTTGCGAGGGCCAAACCCGTGATCGATATGGGGAAGAACAGTATAGCCCATTTGATTCTCCTTAATCTATCAAGTCCCCATCACTGAACTCAATGTCTACTTCATAGTTCCAGTTCTTAGAACGTTCTTCAGGGGTAGCATCGAAGAACTGCTTCTCTGCTTTCTGGACTGCCTTCTTGGCACTCTTGGCTTCTACTTCGATAGCGTAGCGGACGATCTCTTGTATTTCTACGATGAACTTAGCCATTTGACGTTCCTTTGTTTATGCTGCTAATATAGCATCACTGTTCAGTGTGTCAACCACTTGGGGAAGTCCTGCTTCCTCACTGAGCATTTTTTGAACTATCTCGTAGGAGTCATACCCTCCCTGTTCTAGTGCTACCTCTCTAGCCCAAAAGCGAGCCTCATCTAGTGTGCGATAAACGCCCAGCATATCTGATTCACCGTATTGTAAACATCCTACGAGTATGTACAGCATCGTCAACTCCTATTGCTTATGATGCTATAATAGCACCTTAGTCCATATTGTCAACCTTGAACCAATCTTCTAAGATTTGATCTCGCCAAGCAGCCATATTCTCTAAGCCCACGTGTTCTTCCACATAATGATTAATATCTTCGTGGGGGAATTTAGAAAGATCCCATAGTGCTTGTTTGAGAGCATGTACGGCACTCTCGGCTCTGGAGAAAGTCATCTCCAGACTTTCATGTGCTTCTTGCATTTGATTATTGATTGACATAATACCTCCTACTTCAGACATGTAACAATAGCATAGTCTTGCCAACGGTCTTTGAATGACTTCTTCAAGTCCGCTAGTTTAAGTATAGTACGCAATGAGAGCTCTCTGAGTTGCTTCTTGTTTGAGTCGACGAATTCTAGTATCTCGTCAACTTCTTCTTGTTCGAAGTTATAGTCGCGTAGCATACCGTCTTCGACAATCTGTTTGATACGTAGTATCTTATCGCGCTCACTGTCAATAGTGAGATCAACATAATGACTTCTGGATTCAAGAGCATCGAGGTGATCCTTCAGTTTCTTCGATTTGACATGATCGAATTTGATGTTAGTGATAAAGATAGCACTCGCTTTAAACTCAAAGCGATTTGGAATACCTTCACGTTCAAGCAAGCGACTATCGGTATTCCAACTAATGTAACGACGCTTGCTGGAGTCTAGAGCAGCCTTGAGAATGTTTAGTGATAAGTCATCTAAGAGTACGCTATCGCAGTCGTCGAACACGATAACATTACCTGCTTCACTGTACTCGTATAGTTTAGCGTACAAGCCCAAAGCACTCATCGCACCTTTAACAATCTCGTACTTAGGCTTCTTGTTACCGATGGTGTTGAATAGGTCTGATTTAGCCAATTGGGCTTCGACACCAAAGGACTTACCGACGCCCGGTGGTCCACTAACGATAACAGCCCGTACATTACCTTCTTTGGCAGCCTGTGTGATATCGGATAAGATTTTAAACCTTCTGCGGAGTCGTTCCTTAATCTCACTGTCAGTCTCCGTTGCTATATGCTTCTCTATATGATCGCTAATGTTGCCGTTTGATATCGAGTACGTACCGGTTGCTTGGGATACGCGGATGCGAATGTTGCGATCAGGGAAGCCGCGAACAGCACGAGCATCAACCGTGACATAATAGCCCTTGTCATCTTCTTTAGTCTCCTCTACGAGTGGAAACACCATACCAGCGACACTCTGAGGCTCACCTTTGATATTATATGTGCCCTCAGAGAACTTAATGAGAATGGACATTCGTCTTATCCTTCTTACGGTTGTATACTTTTTTGGATTTAACAATACGCTTGCGAAAGAGCGGGTTGCTCAACGCAGCAGCATAAGGGTTATACTTACTCATCGCTCTCTCCTTATGCTGCTACTATAGCACCTATACTCTATGCGTCAACCCCCATGTGAAGTCTATCGCGAACTTCTTGTTCAGCCGCCCAATCCTCGAGCAATTTGGTAGCAGACTTAACCTGAGCAGCAACAGTAGGATGAGTCTCGATCAATCCCTTAAGGAATGACTCATAGAAGCCCGCTTGATAGTCAAACCCTGTGTGGGTAAGTTGGCTAGAACGACGGTTAACAGCGTCTTGAAAGCGCTCAAAAACGGATACTTCTGACATGCTCTGCTCCTTTGTTTATACCTTATAATAGCATAATGTTAGGGCTTGTCAACCTATCGGCAGTATTGTCTACGAACCCAGCCATAGCGTTCGTCCCATCCACGACTATTAGTGCATCGATATGGTCGAGCAACCTCGACTTGTTCTTGTATAGCAACAGGCGGAGCCATGACTGCTGGGGGTGGAGGGGGAGGTGCTGCCATAGCACGAGAAGCAATAGCGCCTCCGATCATACCCCCGATGAGCCCCATTCCCATTTCCATGCCATAACCGCCATAGCCCCACATAGGGCTTGATCCCCAAAACTGAGCATGAGCAGGTGTTGCTGCTAGGGCAACAGCAACGACCGTTGTGGCTAAGACTTTACGCATAGTCTTGTTCCTCATTGTAGAAGTATTGACGATCAAACCATTGGACTACATCTTCTTCAGTCCACATATGGGAGGATGGTAAGCAATGATACTTCTCACGATATGCTTCCCTGAATACTTCCCAGAGTGCTTCGTTTACAATAGCACATACTTCGTTTTTTGGTATTCCCATCGTGTCCTCCTATAATACATATTAGCATCTAATTGGACTGTGTCAACCAATGGTATCCGCGGCCGGACTCGAACCGGCACGAACAAGTCGAGGGATTTTAAGTCCCTTGTGTCTACCAATTCCACCACGCGGACATGGTGCCCCCACTCAGACTTGAACTGAGAACCTGCGGTTTATGAGACCGATGCTCTAACCGATTGAGCTATGAGGACTATTCAGCAGCATACTTCTCTATGATTGCAATAGCTTGATCGATATGTTCCATGGCTTTAGTTAAAGCATCTTCGTTGCCTTCTAAACCTTCAATAATCTCGAAAGCATTATTGAGCATATCTAAAACTTCTTGCTTCTCCATAGCTGCCTCCTATTTTCTAGTATATAGTGAGTAGAGGCACTCGTCAAGAAAAAAGGGGGATTTCTCCCCCTATTCTTTAAGCGAGTTCAGCCTTAGGAACAAAAGTCGGTTGAGCGATATTCGCCTTAGTCTTAGCCTTAGGTGCCTTAGCAGCAACCTTAGGGGTCTGCTTTACATTCTTAGCAGCATAATCCGCGAACACCGACTGAGCCTCTGTGTTCTCAAATAGTGCCAGCGTGGACAAATACGCCACAGCAGCGTCCTTTGACATAGCCTGAGGCAACTCAACTAGGTCAATGTCCTTATGACCATTGCGCTGAAGCACCTTGACTCGCGTAACGAAGTCATTGGCAAAGCGAAGCTTGAGAGCACCATTTTGACGTGAAAGACCAGCAACTGTAAACATACTTAACTCCTCTTCTGTGTGTGTTGGGCACCATTGCCCATAGTCCTATAATAGCACCTCTATGAGTGCTGTCAACCGGTTAAGCCATAACCGGATCTATGACAGGTGCTAACATATTAGCCGGCACCCGATAATTCCCACGCGACGTATTCACAATCACGTTCTTCTGCATGACCTTCTCTACTGTGCCAAATAACTTCTGACCAGCACGGTTAGTGAACGATACCTTAGAGCCAGATCGCACCATAGAAGTATTACGCTTAGCCAATTGAGCCCTACGATACTTCATAGCATCGATGAGCATATTAAGTTCATCATTAGAAGCTTCGAATTGAATGAAGCTGATAGCAGCATTACGAGCAGCAACAGTAGACATATCCAACTCCTTAGTTCTCATCCTATACCTTACTATAACACCTTATTCGATAGTGTCAACCAGCTAAGAAATACCAAAACCCAGCAACAATATAGAATCCAAACATCATATTGCGAACCCAATCAATCTTGAAACACATCAAGCCAGTGAATAACCAAACCGAGGCTATGACCATCCCATATTCGTTAAGGTTGATCAAAGTTAATGCAGCAGCAAGTAGGATCGCATACATTGGCTCTCTCCTTATGCCCTTAGTATAGCAGGGGCTGTCCAATTGTCAACCCCTGCTTGTTTACAATCAAGGCACTCTGATAAAAGCCGCATCCCCCCTCTTATTAAAGATCACAGCCTGAGAATTCTGCAACCATGACTCCTTCTCGGCAAAAGCCTTGGCATCTTCCCAATTGTCGAACTTTTGAGTTACCTTACCAATCTTGACTGTAAACATTATTCTGACTCCTCTTCTTCCTCTTCCCACATAGCATTATTCTCACTAATAGAAAACTCCATATCGATGTCTTCAGGAATATCCTTAGTGCCTTCATAGCAGTCGTCCTCACCATCAGTCCAACGACCACAGAAGTCCATGCCTGGCTCATAGTAGAATGCATCTACTTCAAAGTCTAACTCTACCAAATGCTCATAGAACGCCAGTGGAGGTGACCAAGCAGTCTCAAATGATAAGTTCAATTGATCAAACCTTATAGCAGCAGGACTATCGAAACCACGCTCAACATCCCACTTGGTGCCCCAGTTCTCTAGGTTCCAATTATACCAACCTTCACCCTCTAATAGCTCTGGGGGAGTAGGGAGGAAGGCTTTGAACAAGCCCTCACCATTATAACCAGCCGCCGCCTTCTCTAGCATGGCTCGGTCTTTGTGCTTAAGATAAAGTGTATTTGAACACCAATTAGGCATAGCAGCCTCTCTTGTTAGAGTTTACGATTATATAATAGCACCTTACGCGGGTATGTCAACCAGCTCCTTATCGCTGTTGCGGCACTCCCACTTGCCGTTTACATATACATAGGAGTAATCCTGCCCGCGATCATCTGCGAGGAACTCATAGATATCTTTATATTTGTGAGCCTTTGTGCATGTCTCACCACGATCGCGTCCATACGCTTTACACCAGTTCTCGGTGCGGGCTTCATATGCGGCACGCTCTGCTTCAGGAACTTCAAACTGGCTAAAGGCATGCTTACGACCAATCTTTGGTCCTAGCACAGATAAGTCCCCTAGCTTTATGAGATTAACGATCTTACTAGGAGTATTATAATGGTCCCGCAAGATACGACCATTATGCTCTGGATAACCGTCCCAGTGGCAGTAGATGCCCTTAACAAACCCGTTCTCGTCCATAACACCGATTAAGCTGCGAGTGCCCATTGTAGGCTCCTTGTTAGCGTTTATGATATTACTATAGCACCTTAGTCTTCTCTGTCAACCAAGTCCCATAGGTTGATCAAAGCATAGGAGACGAACAAACCAATCACACTACCAATTAACACGCCTACTATAAACATCGTTGTCTCCCTTGCTTATGATTATATAATAACATCATCCCGGAATCTGTCAACCTCGGCTAAGTCACTAAAATCTATAGCAGTTCCCACGAGCCAACGACGCTTGGCTTCATTGGCTGTTGACATATCCTTATAGCCCACAGCGAATGCAAACTCGTCATCCTCCCAGAAGTTAACAACCCAAATAGCATTGCCGTCTATAGTGAAGTCTATCTCTGATTTACATTCACGCATGATATGCTCTCCTATAGTCACAATAATAGCGTCGAATTGAATTATGTCAACCGACGCTATTGATTAGAACTTTAAAGGTGGAACTGATTGTGGGATGCTACCAGGCACATTCGATGGCGGTGGAGTTACTGGCTTTCCTACTGACATAACCAACGGGCTAACAAATGGAGAAAAATTATTCCATCCCTCTCCAGAAGCCGGAAGAGTGTTGTTATCAACTGGGGTAATATCTAATATTCTTCCCTGCCACGCAGCAACAGAACTAGCAGCCTGAGCCCAATTTAAAAGAGCATCTTCTGGATTGATCTGATTACTGAATACATAACGAATGGTGATGTCATATACTGTAGCATCTAATCCCGCAGGAACCTGTGTCATTAGATACTGATTCTCTGAGAGTAATTCTGGATTCTTTGGTTGAGCCATGCTATTCCTCAATTAACCTATTTTAGTTACGTCTGTGATAGAAGTTCCTGGAACAAATGGAGGCTGAGTACTAGCGAACTTGCCAGTCATCATGTCTGCTAATAATTGTTCAATGTCTGAACCCTTAGGTATACTGAAATTCAAAGTGACACTGTAAATGTCATGTGAAGCATCAGGTACTAGGGGTGTTTCAAATAATTGTACTAATGTTGGATTTGTTGGTTTTACCATAGTTTCTTCTCCCTTGCAAGGTAAACTATTTAGCCTGCTAGGTGGCGATTCCGGAACGATTCGAACGTTCGACCTGCTGATTAGAAGTCAGCTGCTCTATCCTGCTGAGCTACGGAATCATGGTGCCCGAAGACGGATTCGAACCGCCGACCTACTGATTACAAATCAGTTGCTCTACCAGCTGAGCTATTCGGGCGCTTTTATATGCTGCTTCATCTTACGTCGGAACTCTGCTACACTGTGAAGTCTATATACTGCTTCACGAACACTAAGTCCCTCATGGTATGCTGAGTATATATCACCTCCGGTGACCTTGTCAATGGGAAATCCGACTGCTCTCAACTCATTAACAAATTGCTGAAATGCTGTTCCACTAGACATATATCCCTCCCTAGATGAAGAGTGGGCAGATTAACCGCCCACTATTGTTTATTTATTAAGCGAAGATCTTAGCGCGGCTACCTGTGATATCACGGGCACTCACAGCATACTTCGCACGTCCCTCTTGAGTCTTCTCACGACGAATCCGTAAACCAACAGCACGTAGATCGCTAATGCGAGCACGGAGGTTGCCAATGCCATATGTAGCACGAGCTTGAGCCTCTGTCAATGTGCGGCCAGTACCACGAAGATAGTCTTCAAGAAACTCTACCTGAGAAACTGTTAAATGAGTAAATGCCATATTGCCTATTCCTTTGTCAATGCGCTGTCTACAGCGTCTTTATACTATAACAGCGCATATGACAAAGATCAAGCAGTTTGGCTCTATTCGCTCTCAGGCTCGAATTCTTCTTCAGATATAGCATACTCTACCTGCTCGTCTAGCTCAAAGTAATAGCTCTCAAGCTCATCGCAGACACCGTCAATGTCATAACGATGCTCTGTATAATAGTCGTAGGCGTGAGCCAATTCCTTAGCACGAAGCGACTTAACAATGGTTTGGAGATGCTCTATAACATTCTCAATGTCAGCAGCTATATAACCTAAGTCGTCGCTGTCGACAATGTTTAAGTCCTGAGCTACGTTGAGATAAAACATGTTAGGTTCAAAGTCGCGCATGATAGCCTCTCTGTGTTGCTATAGCTTACAATAACACAAACGACCCAAAAGTCAAACTCCCGACCACCTTACACTATTCCAATTGCGAGCAAGTATATTACCGCGGGCGAAGTTCTTAGCAGGTGACGCATAAGAAGCAGCCTTTAGAATGTCACCCTGCTTGAACTTGCCATCATCCTGCTTGACAATGAACGAGTGAACACTACGGTCTACAATGACCTTGACATACTTACTTCCATTAGTGAAATCAACCTTGCGTTCAGCTTCTTCTAATGTATACATACCCGTCTTAGCATAATCAGCCCTAATGTGATCAAGGTAATCTAAGAAGTTGAGTTGAAAGTCCTTGAAGCTCATGTTAACCCCTCTTGTCTGTGTTCAATACAGGACGATATTGACGAATTAACTCACGCTCTAATTTATGAGCAGCAACCTTACCACGCACTATATACTCTGCTTTTATAACAGCTTCACGGCGATCTGTCAATGACCGAAGAGCGCTATAAAGTGACCAATGTAACCGGGCGGGATCATTCCTCCGGTACCAATGCTTACTAAGACGCGACCAGAGGCTTTTTGGAACAGTAGATTCAGTTTTCGCCGTGACGCCAACATATAGGTCTCCATCTATCGTTATTGAATATACGATATGATTACGGTCCACTCGCTTTTTTCTTACTGCTTTCATAATAACAATATACACTCAATTCCAAACTAGTCAACCACTAGATATAGTCACTCAGAACACTAGATATAGTGGACTACATATAGTTACCCACTGACTACATATAGTAGGTTGACACTATATCTATAGACGCTATTATAGAATTATGAAAGCGAACCAGCAATAGCAGACTCGCTAGGGAGTATACTTCGGGGAACCCTGACCTCAAGGTCGTTTACATAAACAACATATAGTCCCTGGTTGACATATAAAATTGTGACCTTATTATCATACTATAAGCAATAGGAGATCCCAATGCGCAAACTGTCCTACTCAGAAGCCTTTGCTCGTATTGAATCCACATCCTGGACAGAATTGTATACAATGCTCTATGACTCCCACAAGGACTTCTATGGCTACAAGGGTCGCTATCTATATAACTATACCAAAGAGGAACTCCTCAATTGGTTTTCGGATCACTTCATGTGGGATAACGACGAACAGTTTTGGCGCAATCAAGTCCCCTTTTACGAATACAACCCGGAGGATATGTGATATGCACTATGCTCAATTCTATAATCAAACAGCCAAAGGTCTCCTCGAAGCTTGTGGTGATCGCGCTGTTATTATACTAGATGGTAGAGAATCACAGTGGAAGCAGGAACATACCGCAAGGCAGGAATGTGCCAAAAGAGGTTATGTGGCTTTTAGACTTTATAAAGGTGAGTCATTTACTCGTTCATGGCCAATCTCTCAAATCACAGTTTTGCCAGGTTGACGCACCCGCTAGTGATGTTAATATAACAATATAAAGCGCACACCCAATAGGGATCGCGTGATGGGTTCAAGTTCCGCCGAACTCTGACCTCCAGGTCGTTTACATAAACAAAATCGCGACCTAGAAGATCACCCCAGGCGAATGTATACTATACCAATTCACTATAGTATACATTAACTACTTCTTCTGCTGTTTACATACTTCACCAGTGTTTACAGACTGAGTGCATACGTTTACATTAACTGTGGTGGGCGCTGCTACCGGAACCGGAACAGGGACTTTTTTGTATACAACACGACGCTTGACGACTACGCGATCTCTTACTATAATGCGATCTCTGTATACAACAGCAGGTGGCTGCTGAACTATTACAGCAGGCGGAGTCTCTATTACAACAGGTGGCTGAGGAACTACTACTCGTCTCCTCACTATTACTTGCTGTGGATATAAGGTTTCCATAGAATCCACATATGGATTATATCCCGGTGGCGGTAATGCTGTTTGTGGCGCAGCATATGGATATCCCGGTCCCGCTCCGGGATAATATTGGGCGTGAGCACTTCCCGCTATTAGTACACTAGATATAGTGGCAATCACAATACGTTTCATGCTTTAGACTCCCTATAATAAGACTATACGACGATATATAGTACCTGTCAACCATGGTCTTGGCGTGTTTTGAATGCTAGATATAGTAGATCTATACACTAGATATAGTGGTTGACCGTGGTGACGACAGGCTTAGTTCAAATGGTATCTTTCCGATTTTGTCCAAGTTCTTCCTATTCACCACTATATCGACAATCTATCTCTATAGTAGTTCGCCTGTCTAATCGCCGCGTTCAAGCCAGCGACTACTGTGGATCTCGTGTGCTTATAGCAGCGCCCACAGCTTTCCTAAGATGCACAGCGGGGCCACTATGCATTAGGATCTCTATCGTCGTTTGCATGTATATCCAAAGGCGGCACAGCGGGGCCAGTAGTATTCCATTTAGTTCCTGCTAGTACCACCAATGGGATTGTTCTTTTTATAAAGTAAGTACCAGTTGTTACAGCGGGGCCTTTAAATACAGCATATGTTTTAACGGGACCTCTACTACGTTTACGATTAGCCTTTTTAAAGAAGTCTTTAAGATCGTTCATTATGTTACAGCGGGGCCTGTATGTAGAGTATCAGTATATGTATTTGTGCCTTCTATACGATCTAGTAGTGTCTGTTCTAGTTGTTCAACTTCTGCTTCTAGTGCTCTAGTTTCCCTATAAAGTTCTACTAGTCTGTCTTTCTTTGGTACTAGTATAAGATTGTATAGTGCTATTTCTTCTATGCTCATCATTGTGGATTTACTCTTTTCTTTAGTATAGCAAGTGTTCTATGATAGCGTTCGTTTAGTATGTTAAGACTATCAATAAGTTCGCTATATTCATTACTCAATCTATAGCGTTCTTTACTGTTTAGTATGTTAAGTCTATCTATAATATTACTACGTTCATCTAGTGTATTATTTGAAGTTATTTCTAGTTGTTCTATAGTCATTGTTATTAGATCTTCCATTTGGGTCCCCTATAATGATGTTAGCAATAGTAGTAATAAAGGCCAGTATGACCAGCATCAGCATCAATGATTTAGACTGTTCAGTCATCACCAAATTCTACTATTTTATCTATGTGCATTATTTCATTTAGATCTTTTTCTAAGTTTTTTGAGTATCCTACTATATTTTGTATATCCATATGTTCGTAAGTAAGTAGTTCTTCTTCTAAGTGATTAATATAAGCAAGAGCATCTAGACTAAGTTCAGTATTTTGATTTTTCAGTTGATTTTTTAATTCTGTAATTTGCATCATATTTGTTCTCATTCACCAAGTCTTTTACACGTTGTATAACGTATGGTTGCTGTATAGGAGTCAATTTCACTACATCTTGTGCTATTTTAAGTTGTTCTTTAAGTGTGTTAATTTCGTTATTAATAGCATTTAGATCAATGTTATGTTCGTATACAGTAACTCTATCTTCTAGACGCTGTATATAGTCAAGAGCAGCAAGGCTCATCTGGGAATTGTGATTTTTGAGTAGTTGTTTCAGTTTCTTCGTGTTCATTTTGTATACCTCCAGGCATGTTATTACGTGCTTTATTCAGTAGTTTAGCAGCCTCAATACTGTTTTGCAACATCATGTGCCAAGGTAATATACCGTTTTTAAGATCGTCAATATCAACGTTGTGTGAGGATTGTTCTGACATATTTCATCAACAGTTTCTTATTTTTATGTTTAGATAGTGCTTTATATATGATTTTAAAAGCAGCATGTGATATTGGGGGCATAACGAAGTCTAGGGCGTGTATAGCAAGACTTTCACGTCTAATAAGGGTATTTTCCTGTTTTAGTTCTTTAATTCTTGTGAGGGCTCGTCGTGTGATCTTGTTTGCTCTAGATTCGTTACATTTTTCCAGAGCAATAGCCATAATGTATAGATCGTCGAGTAGTTCTTTATCTTTTGACATTCTTCTTCCATTGTTTTTTTAGGAGGAATGCCTTAAATTTCAATTTACCTATGAACAGGTTGACTTTTTCTTTGAGTGTGGGATCTGCCTTATTAAGTTTTAATTTGAGTAGATTTATTTCTTGTTGTTGCGCCTGTATAGTATAAGCAGCCTGTCTGCAAGTTGAAGCGCATTGTACTGATTCGTTAGCTTCGATAATATCTGCATATTTGTGTAGTTTATGGACCAGTTCTCTAGGCATGGGTAATCTCCCTTTATTAGGGGTATTTATAAAAATTTGCGTGCCGTGTACTTCGTATTGTTCGGGGCTATGTCATCTTCCAAAGTGAGTAGAAGGCTAGAGACAGTGCTATTGTAAAGAAGGCTATTGGGCCACCTACAGCAATAGCAGTAGAAGTTATAACCACTATGGAGAAGAATGTGGCAGCGTGTCTTAGTATATGTACGGGTTTTGTTAATTCTTTATAAGTAGGTAGTTTGATTGGTTCTAGGGTTGTATCTTGTATAGGAGAATTCTTTTGTTTAAATGGCAATATGTTCGACATGGCAATTCCTTAAATGTGTTTGAATTGTGTTAACACTATATATGGATTTGCCATGTGTGTCTAGATATTTTTAGTCAATAAGTCTATGAGAACTTGTAGTTGATTTATTTCCGTATAGTCGCCATTCTGCTTCTAGATTCTTCTGCATTACTTTTAGTATAAGTGGTCCCCAATAGGGTATATTATTATCCCATTCTGGTTTGAATTTAAAGTAGAGATGACGTCCGTATTGTACGGCATTATCTGTATCTATTACGCCAAATTTGATATGTTGTTCTAGATATTCTTTACAAGTTTTCATTCGGGATCCTTTATCTTACGTGTTAGTATAACAGTAAACAGTAGGGTAGAGCAAGCGAAATAGCCTGCTAATATAGCAAGTCCTTCCAATGCTTGAGGATTCGTGAGAACTTCGTGTAGAGTGATTTGATGAGGTGCCATATGTGTGTCTCCTTGTGTTCGGTATTTAGCGGCATAGGAGCCTTGTTGGGCCATCTTACTCTATTGAACTCTCTTGTGGATCCTCTACCTTCATCATAGAAGTACCATTCTGTATTATTAGTGCAGGGTATTTGTGTACCGTATTCTTGGGGACTTTTATATACTCCGATTCTACGTGGGTGGTGTGGTTTCTTAACCTTGATGTCGGCCCATATGTAAGCAAAGTCACCTTCAAACTCTACATATAGGAATTTGGGTTTCCTGCCCTGTATATAGACTATTTGACTTTTGAGGGAGATGGGGTGGCGTAGTTTCATTGAAGGGCCAACCAAGCCATATATGCTATTGCCAACATCCATATGCCCGCTAGGAAGAATATTAATAGGAATAGTTGTTTATCGTTTAGGTACATTGTTTTTGCTTTTCTTTTGTGGGGTCTGCGATTATCTCGGGGTCTTCTAACCGTTCTGGCCTCTCGGCTATATGGTGATCGAATTGGTCTTCGGGCATTCATTTTACCTCCATCATCTCGCCGTGATCGAATATGTGTAATATGTATGGTCCATCTTCTAGTGTATCTATGTAGTATCCAGTGAGGGCTAGTTCGTCGTTGATCTCTTGTCCAGTACTATATAGTTTAATGGCTCGTTTTCTTAGGGGTGCTTTTGGGTCTACTAGGGCCCACAGTGCGAATCTATTGGATCCGCAAGCAATGGCTTTAAGTATCTTAGCACCACGGGGCATCTCAATATGGGTGGTGCTATAGTTAAAGAGGAATTTATCAACTATCACTGTCAAGAGACCTTATGAACCAATTAGTTAGAAACCCTGTAGCAATACTGGAAATCCAGCCCCACATAAAGAATTCTTGTGGTTTGCTGTATATCATTGTGAGATTCTCTGTTATTAGAAAACACATCATGGCTAGTAATATAACAGCAATAATCTTAATCATGTGCCCCGTTCCTTTCTGTGATCTTCTTCCATAATATCATCCCAACTGACGTAATTGTCTTCGTGATAGAATTTGTTTGTTGTGTTTATATCTATCCTATGTGTGGCTTGTTTATATTCGTTATGGGAGGGTTCGATAGTGGCTTCCCATTTAAGCACTATGAAGTTTAGTAATTTACTATCACCTACTCTATAGAATATACGACTACTAGCAACACCGCGTCTACCGGGATTAGTAGTCCAACGTGGTGAATGAATCTCGTAGAATTTATCGCTGATAGTTTGAGAATTCATCCAGTCTCTAATCTCCAATTCGCAATGTTGATTACAGAGAATGTAAGCCACGGGCCAGTTTTCCCATCCAATAGGTTGAGTCATTATGGTATTACCGCCAATCGTTTAATCAGACCCTTCTCAAATGCTCTTTGGAATGGGGTATAGTCTCTAAAGGATACGCACCCATTACTAGCACCCTCGGGGTTCAGCATATATGTATGGGCCAGTAAGCCATCTCTATTATGTATTTCTTTCGAGCCCCCAACAGGGTTGAGCCTAATGGCCTTCACGCCATGGAAGGGTCGTTCACGCCATGATAGATCGTATATGTGTGGTGGTGTAGGTCCACGCATCCTAACATGGGTGTAGCGTGGATTATCACGCATCTGTCCTAGGCCACTATGTGCTTCTATCTGGGTACCGTCTGGGAGATATACTTTATGATCTGTAATCTTATAAACAGCCATACCTGGTTGGGCCTGTATATCACTTGCGGGTTGTGTAAGTCTACGTACCACTCCAAATAGTTTTTCTGCTAAGTTCTCTTGGGGTGCGTATGCCAAGGCTTCTTGTGGTTGCTCTTGTTGTGGCTCTACATCTTTAGTAGTCTTGAAGTGAGCAGCAATAGCTTGATAGGCCTGTTTGAATTTAGGCTTATGTGGGGGTGTTGGAATGTGTGCCACTACATTTTTAATAACCTCACGAGCAGTATGTTTCTCGGGGACTAGTTCTTCAGTCTTAGGTTTATCACCTTTTAGATTAACTAAGACTGGTCCAAATGGATTACGTGAAATAGCAACATCTGCTGCTTTGGGCATTTCTTTAGCAATCTCTTCGCTTTTCTTTGGCTCAGCAAGGATGAAGCATCCAATTGCCAGTAGCGTGGTCATTGCTGTCGCACTCAGCAGAATCTTTTCACTTTTTAACATTCTTTTCTCCAATTATTTTACCTTTACTATAGAGCAAACGCTCTTTTATATTCTCCCTAAAAATATTATCAGTTACATTTGTATCTTTAATCTTCTCTGTTATTTCTTTGAGAAGCCTTTTAATTTCTGCGTCCATTGCTGCATTTTTTTCTTTGCGATCTCGTTCTTGATCATCTTCACAAAGAAGTAATTCAGCAGTATACTTTATTAGCATATATGTAATATACTTGTCACTCTTAATGGCAATCTTCGAAGCTATGGAGCCGTGATAGACTGGAACAAATTCATCTTTTGGACAGTTCTTTGTCAGCCATTCCACAGCCTCGTAGCGGTACGTAATATCTATTTGTACCTGAGGCCAAGATCTCCATTCGTTAGTCAATTTGGATCTCTTATGTGACTAGGTCCCCATTTGAGTAACCAATATGTTTCTTGCTGTGGTAGCATTGTAGTATAGGCGATATAGGTATTCATATCTTCCATAGGAGAATAATGACTATCTGCTTCTATCTTCATCTTTTCTTCTTGTGTCCAATTGAACCAAGGTTGCTTGATTATTAAATTTGCTAGACGTGAGTCTGTGCTGGATATTTCGCTATCGTTAAATCTATTATAGTACCAAGAGTTCATGGACCAAGTAAGTAGATTAACTCTTTTCTTTGAGGAATTCTCTGAGGGCATTTTCTTTTTCTGCGTCCATGACAGAGATGGAAATTTCTCGTGCTCGATCATCTAGTAATATTCTCCAAGTATGATTTTGGGCCTGCCATTCTACCTTTTTTGAGTGTTGACTGCCCCAATGGGGTTCATATCCTTGTCTGGAACTGGGAGCCACGTGAGCAGTAAGCCAATCTATAATATCTCTATAGTTGTCATCCTGCCTGGGGATTATGATCATCTTCTATAGTCCATGCTCTAATTCCTTTTTCTGGTTTGGCTTCCCATTTAAGGATTGCGTAAGTTATAAGTTTAGCATCGTCGGTAATTAAAGTAAATTGATATGGACTATTCCAGGAATAGCATGTCCACTCTATGTTGTGTTCTCTAATCCATGCTATACATTCGTACCATTCTTCATGTGTAAGAATTCTAGAAGTTATGATCATGTAAACTTCATAGCCACAATGAGGGCATCCTTACTATGTGTAAAGTATATTATATGCGTTAATGGGTCTGGTTTCCATTGTTTCATCTTAACATTAGTCATACACCAACCCATTGCTTCGTAGTATTTTATTCCTGAATCGAATTTGATCTTAGTCATAGTATTTCAGCATAAACAATGCTGCCTTCCCTTTGTCTACCATTTCCCCGGAATAGAAACCGTTTGGTTTACGACGATTGTAGTGTTTCTGTAGTTTAACTCCCCACCTTTCTTTAAGCCATGGATCAAAGTCAATTAAACCGTATTCTGCTTCTCGATACCAATTACCCCAATCGTGATGTGCTTTTAGGATGACCTTGTTTGGAATTTCCATTTTCATGAGAACCTCAACACAAATAGAGTTCGATCTTGTTCTTGTTCGAATGTGATAATATCGGGACTGTACCAGATATGTCTTATGGGTTTATCTTCAAGCCAGTCTATCATCTTCATTTCTTGTAGCATTTCGGGTTCGTCGAGAAAGTGGAGACTATATCCTGGCTTAAAGATAAAGTGATGTGGATTATCTATTAGTTTGAATCTCATCCTCAGGGACGTCCTCTTCCCAATAGCGACAATAGAAGTGATCTCCACAACTATCTATTTCGTGCTGTGGATATCCATTTTCAATTAGCCATTTCATTTTATCGGTTATGTCATCTGGGAGGATTTTTGGAAATCCATATTGCCAACCAGATGGAGGATCAATCATAGTGACCTTAGGCATAAGTTCCAACTTTCTCTTCGTCCGGGTTATATGATGCGTAGGCTCGGATAACCTGATCCAAACACATCTGAATAGTTACATTAGGCTTTAGGTCGCTCATAAAAGAATAGAGACGCACAGCCTTATCCAATAGTTCTTCTTCGCTCATTTGAGTAAGTTCGTAATCTTTGAATGACAAGTTCATTTAGATTCTCCAGATTTCTGTTCCAAATTTTAGAGAAAGCATTATTACGATGTGCTTATCTCTAACATAGAAGTAAGCATACATGTTATTTAGGTTACTGTCAATATGTGGATGGTAGTCCTTTTCGTCCACATTTTGGGCGAGCCAATCGTGGACTTCTTTCGCTACTTTAAAGTCTTCGTTTGCTTTTGGATCAAGTATTAGAACTTTAGCACAAGGCCACTGATACCAATTTTCCAGTAAACGATTTTTCTTCTTCTTATCCATAGCCTTATCATAACCGATAAAGTATCCACTCATAAATCCAGATAGCATGGCCACACAAACAAATGCCAGCCATGCCATCACTTGTCCTTCACTCATGTTCTGTCGTATGCAGCAAATAATCTTATCCAAAGATAAACAAGCAAACTAATAATAAAAAATAGTAACCAAGAGTTGAGATATTCTTCTCGTTCAACAAGATGTTTGAAGTCAAAGTATTTTCCGTAAGTATTTGGATTACCGGCCATGAATTCGGCGGCTTTTTGATTTAGAGTATCGAAGTCGAAATATTTGCTCATTGTTATGCCCCTTGCATATACGAATATATAGCAGAGGCATAAAATAGATTACTTTATTCCGAGTGCTTCTTTAGCAAGATTAGCAGCATCAAATACTGCTTTAGCATCTACAGATCCAGTAAATGGAGTAAATTTACTAATCTTTGTTAGTGCTTCTTTATATGTTTCGAGTGTTTTCTCGAGTTCTTTAATTCTATCTGTGTCAGCCATGGAAGTTCTCCCTGTGTATTTAGACAGGACTATTGTTTGATTTTATCGGAGTTTTTAAGAACCTGTGTAAGGACATCCTCTCTAATACAAACGGCATCCCCTCTTAATGTTCTAACTGCTATACCTTTTTGTTCAGCACAGTTATCTAATATCTTTAATATATTAGAAGATTCTGTTGTGTAGTTCCATAGACTAAGAATAGAAAATCCTACCATAACATAGAAGAATACATTAAAGATCCAAACCATTCCTTTTGGTGGAGTTGATTCTTCTGGTGGTTCGGGTTCTGCTTGTTGTTTTCTATATTTCTTCCAATCAAAATCAGTTGGCATATACTATCCTTTTTTCTTCGGTTGTGGAGTATTCTTACCCATTGTACCAGTTACAGCAGGAGCAGTAACAATTTGATTAAGATCGGGATGATTCTTCAGAAAATCATCTAGTTCTGAAATCTTCATAAATTGTTCGAATACTTCACCGGTATGTTTATCTTGAAATTGATATGTGGGCATTAGTAATCCTTTTATAAACTATATTAGTTCTTCTTCAGTAAGTCAAATGAATTGAGCGCATAGTCATATTCATATTTCTGACTCCACCAAAGCAATAGTCTTTCGCGTTCATATACATATCGCAGCCAGTACCATCGTCCGTTTATTTTTAGTGGCCACCAAAGAAATTTACGTTCCCATAAGGTCCAATTACTCATCTATTAATTATTTGATATCCCAAGACCTTGGAATGTTTCTGGATTTAAGCATAATCCAACTAAGTTCTTTATCGTCTATAGGATATTCTCGCCATTCGTTACACTGATCTTTAAGTACTTGGACATTGCCAAATTCAATACGGAGACATCGCTCACATTTTGTTAGCATACGATAATCTACCTGTGTATCGCTCTTATAGACGATTCCTTCGCCCATATCGTAATAGTATGTGATCATGTGTCTCAAATATTGCGGTCTCGCATATACTAATTTATCTTGATTGGCTTTGCTTTTAGCAGTATCCATGCCCATTCTTGGTCACTTATACGTTCATCTAGTCTATGTGGTTTGTAACTATCAATAACCATTTGGTTACAGTATATCTCTTCGATATGATTACCATAACCACCCCAATGAAGCGTATCATTCGTTGATATATATGTCCCATCGTCTAAGAGATAATAATAGATCATGTATGTGGTGGATCTTTAACGCCGCCACTCTTAATTAGGATCAGCATCCAATCTTTAGGAGATACATATCTCGGTTCATCTAAGACCCATTTATCTTCCATAATGCAAGTAATATGTCCGTGTTCATATTTGTATATTCTTATACCATAATCGTAAGTATAGAACATATGACTTTTAACAAAGGATCCATCGGTCATTTCGTAATAGTAGTGAGTATCGGGCCAATTATGATAATGTCGATCTATATAACTATCTTCCACGTTATTCACCTTGTGATTGAGAGACTGCTCTATGATAATATCTAGCAAATATATCTAATCTATCTTCTTCGGAGTAACAATCTGGTATTGGGTAACCTTTTACTTGTAACCAAACAATTTCAGCCATTGATAAAAGGAATTCTTTTTCTCTGCGTTCGCTTTCTGCTAAAGCATTAAGAGTTTCGTAATGAGTCTCATTTATTTCTTGAAGCATTTTTGCAATCTTAATTCTTTTATCGCTCATAGACTTTCTCCAAATCTATTTATAGTATACAATCAAGCATGTCCAGGATCAAAGTAATTTGACATTTTGGTAGGATGAGGTTTTGCTGCTAATAGTATAAAAGTAGTTTCCTGGGGATCTAGGTAGTAATAAGTTGTACCGTATCCAGCAATGCATTGTAGACCATTGTCTTGCATCTGGAATACTCTAGTGCTTATACTGGCAAGGAAAGGATCAAAGTAGTTTTCGTGAATGTATGGTGGATTACCGTTCTTCTGAAAATTCTCTTCAATTTCGTAATAGTAAATTAGTTATCTCCGGGAATATAATGATAGTTAGTGTAAGCATTATAAAGACTGTAGCACATAAGCTGCATCCTATATAAAGTTTCTCTGCTACTATTAGTTTCTTTGGTCTAGCCATAATTTTACTTATCATCGTAATGGGCCTTGCCCAAATTGTCTACCCAGAATCCTGGCTTACGATTTATGCCTTCGTCTCTTAATTTTTTATCAAATTCAAATCTTTTTTCCACATACCAATATATTCGTTCTTGTTCATCATTTGGTGGAGTTTGTTTTCTGACCCATTCTATGTATTGCACTTCAAACTCTGCTTGTGTTATTATTGTCACAGCCCCACCTCATAAAGAATAATAGTCTGTCGTTAGGGTCTTCTATTATTAAAAAGTGTGGCTCTTGTGTGACTACGACCCCGGGAAATGTTTTTATAGCTTCCCAATTCTTTACTGCCCACTGAACATCTCTAATATAGATGAGTTGTGGGACTTCTAAGTCTTCGCATGTTTCAAAGTACTTAGTACGCATGACTTTACTTATCAAAAATTAGCCCTCAAACGTATTCCAAAAACATGAGCAGAATGACTTTGACTATTAAAGTTAGGATTAATAACACGTTGATAATCAGCAGTTATAGCAAGTCTATCGTTAATAGTCCATTTGTAATAAGTTTCTATAGTTTTCTGAGCAGCATATCCTGCTGATCCTGCTCCATATGGGGTAAAACTGAGATCATTATTATTGAAGATGTTATTTCCTTTAATATGTTGTATACCAAATGCAGCACCAATCTCATCTCCGGGTCTATTCCATAACTTCCCGTCAAACACAAGACCATTACTGAATGTATGAGTAATATCAGATATTGATACAGACTTATTATCCATACCTGCTCTCATAAAATATCCAATGCCGTCTGCTAATTGTTGTTGTAGATTAACACCAATACCAAATACAGTTCTTCGCATTAGATCGTTAAGTTCAGTTCTATTAATTCCATTTACATAATCAATAAGACTGTTAAGACCTTGGTATCCTCCATTCTGATCTAGATATCCGTAATCTCTATAACCAATTAGTTTAAGACTACCGGGATTATCGAATAAATGATATCTTCTTTCTAGTTCTGATATTAACATATATTGTCTTAAGGGAACTGGATCTATATTATTACTAGGTGGTGGTAGTGATCCCTGGAATATACCTGTTCTCCAAGACCAATTATAATAATGCCAATCAAACATAGCACCAACAGTAGTACCCCAAGAATTACCAACATAGTCAACAGAGTCAAATCCAGAAAAGGATTGATTCATAAACTTTCTAGTTGGGTCGTGAGCATATATGTTACCATCAAATATATCGCCAACAGCAAACTTACCAAATGTAAATGTTAGGGTATTTTCAGAAACTTTATCAGCAAGTTTCTGTTCAACTGAAGCAAGTGCATCACTTCGTGTGCCGCTAAAGTCTGGCATAATAGTATCTTCGCCTTCTATGTCAATTACTTGTCTAAAGAATAATCTTTGTAATTGCATATAAGGATTATTAGTGTTTACATTTGGAACTGTGGAATTAACATTGTTAGCAAAGTCTATATTGTTTGAAATGTTATAACCTTGGTATATTTCTGTATTGCTATAAACACTAGCACCTTTCCAAAGTTTCATACCAAGATAGAAACTGCTCTTAACCATATTGTCAACTTGACCTTTATTGAAAGGATTATTTGGATCAACGTTATTTTTATAAGTTGGATAACCTTGCACAGTATCAAGCACAAGTCCGTTGATGGTTAATGTGCTAAGTGGATTAGAGTCGTCTAGTTTCCAAGGCCAATCAAATTTAGGACTGTGATCAGCCCAAGCAGGAGTAGCAGCCAAAAGGAATATTAACCCTAGAGTCTTGGATTTAACCATAATAGGATAATAGCATATTGCTTAAAAAATAAGTAGTTTTATCATGCTCAAACATCAATTTTTAAATTCTGATCGATTCAAAATATACAATACGACTCATGGATGGTTTTATACAGATACTTTAGAACAGTACAATAAAGTAAAGGACAATCCACAAGTTCAATATAACCCTGGAGAAGTTGTTTACAAATTTAATAATAGAGGATTTCGTTGTGATGATTTTAGTAACTGGAAAAATCATCCAATTAGGATTTTATTTGCAGGATGCAGTGAAACCGAAGGAGTGGGTATTCCTCTAGAGAAAACCTGGGCAAAACTATTTCACAACATGCTTTGTGATCAATTGGGTCCAATACCTTTTTGGAGCATTGCACATAGTGGTGCCAGTATGGATCATTTAGTAAAACATTTATATTTGGAAGGCAATGAATTACGTCCACAGATAGTAATATCTTTATTACCTAGATTTGAGAGAAGAGAGCGATGGAGTGAAGACCATTGGGGACCTTGGTTAACTTATACAAAGGAAGATAAGAATACTGCTAAGATATTTCTCAAAGAAGAATATATTAGATATCAAACCGAAAAGAATTTATCATTTATTGATCTCCTTATGAATAGATGGGATAGTTTATTTCTCTATTCAAAAATCGATTCCGATTATGATCTTAGTAACATAACATTTTCAAAATTTAAGAATGTCGATCATCGATTGGAATTTATTGATCTTGGGAGAGATGGGTGGCATGCTGGTCCGGAATCAAATAAATTATTTGCTGAAAGAATGTTTAATGATTTTTATCCTTACATAAGAGAAAAATTAAATGATTCCTGAATTTTTAGATATCAGAAGAGACATTGTTGCCAACAAAACATTTCAGTGGATGCCCATGGATACTGAAGAGAATTATACAAAAGTCAAAGACTTAGTTCCTTATGGGCCAAACGATATTACTTACAAATACAATAATTATGGATTTCGATGTGATGACTTTGATAGTTGGGAAAAGTATCTTTATCGAATTTTATTTGCAGGATGCAGTATGACTGAAGGCATTGGACTTCCGCTAGAAGACCTATGGACCAAAAAGTTACATAGCATGATTTGTAAAGAATTAAATCAAGAAATACCTTATTGGAGTATTGCATCAGGTGGAACTGGGTTGGATCATATGACTCGTTATCTTTATAATTTAAAGGATCTATTACGTCCACAAATTATAATATGTTACATTCCTAGTTCTGTTAGACGTGAACGATGGCATGAAGATCGCTGGAGTGTTTGGTCTCTGGAAAGAGAAAAAGATACAGATTTTTTAACGAATGAGCAATTGGTTAATTATCAAACTGAAAAAAATTTAGTTATGATTAATCTAATGTGTGAAGAAATAGATGCACATTTTTTATATTCGAGACAGTTTGAGGAGTATAAAGTAGAAAATCTTAATCTTTCGAATTTTATCTATAAAGAATTATTCATAATGCAATTGGATCTTGCTAGGGACAATATGCATGCCGGGCCAAAATCAAATGAGTTATTTGCCAATACTGCTTTTGAAATTTTTTGGCCAAATATATCAGAAAAGTTAGGCTTGACATAATAAAAAATGATGTTTAAATAAGAGTATGATAATATGTTCATGTCGCACAGTATGCACCCGAAAGATTAAGGAATGCATGGATCGTCTTCCAAATCCAACTGTCAAGACAATATTAAAAGAACTCAACTGGACGCCCGAATGTGCCACTTGTGCCAAAAGTATAGTAAAAGAAATTAATTCTATGTTGGATCAGAAGCAATGACTGCAAGACAAAAAGAAATTCAAGGATATGTTATTATCGGATTGTTAATATTTTCTTATTGGGTAGGTCAAGTTTATAGTGTTACCCAAAAAGGTATTGAGCATTCTTATGAAATGGAGCAGAAAACTGGTAAACATTGGATTATGGATCTACAAGGGAAACCCCTCGGAGATACATATTAATGTATAAAAAATTTATTGTGGAACTATCTAAACATAAAGATGATATAGATTCAGTAATTTGTGAATTTGATATTCAAAAAGATAATTTATCGCAATCATGGGCAAAAGAAATCAATAACAATTATCCATTTTATGAACAAGATAGATTTACATATTGGCCCAATAATGGCAAGGATGAGGAACACTTTGCTAAGAAATTAAATGAACAAATCGATATAATAAACAAAACGTATCCCGGAAGAGTTACATTAAAAGCAAGTCCAGATATGGACCAACAAACAATGAATGAGATGCATGTCTTTTTTGAAAGACTTCGAGGGCCTATCGAAAGTCCATTAGAATGGTATCTTAATGCTACAGATGATGTTAAAAAAGCAATCGAGCGTCTTAATCTTTTAGTTCATGAATATGAATATAAGCAACTTAATAAAGAATTAGAAAAACTTACAGAACATCCAAATGCCATGATTGTGGGAACATATGAACCAAAACCTAGATTTAAATTAACTAATGACGAATACAAATTGTTTACATATAGGTATACGTTTGGAACAGTTTATATTAATTATTGTGTAGTTGGTAAGCCAATCCTTGATGTATTTTTAAATCAGGATGAAGATATAGGAAATGATAATATTCGTCCACAGGATCACTGGTCTGCTGATTGGATGATTAAATTTGGAGCAGCATTACCAGAATGGAAAGTTACAGAAATGGAAAAAGATTTCTGGAAATGGTTTGAAAGCAAAGAAGATTTTTTTAATAATTTGGGTATATTAAGAGGACCTAAAATGTCTTTAGGACAGATACCTGTTGCACAATTAAATCGTGAGTGTTTATTATGTTATGGTTTAAGCAATTTAGAAATAGTAAACAAATTATCTCCATACCAATATTTAAAATCAACTCGGGTTGAATAGGTTGACACAAATCCTACATTGTATATAATATAGGAAAGTGAGGAACCATGCATCAGATTATCCAAGAACTCGAATCCGATAATAGTCGTCTTGCTAAAGAAGCAATTCTATTGCGTGAAGCAAATGCTAACAATATGGAATTCTTTGCGGGATGTCGTCTAGCATATGATGCTAAGATTACTTTTGGAATTAAGCAACTTCCAGAATCAACAGAAGACGGACCCGGATTGCTTTGGAATGATTTTAGAACAACAGTTGATCAATTCATTCACAGAAACATTACTGGTAATATGGCTAGAATGTATCTTGCGGAATTAATGGCTACTGCTACTAAGGATCAATGGAATGGTTGGTACCGACGTATCCTCATTAAAGATTTACGTTGTGGTATTAGTGATAAGAGTATCAACAGTGCTGCTAAGAAAGCAGACAAACCACATCTTATGGTTCCAGTATTCACTTGTCAACTAGCACATGATGGAGCAAACCATGAATCAAAGATTACAGGACACAAACAAATTGAAGTCAAATTGGATGGCGTTAGGATTATTACTATTGTATATCCTAATGGGCGTGTTGATCAGTTTAGCCGCAACGGAAAAGAACTTGTTAACTTCCCACATATTCGAAACGAATTTACAAAAATGGCTAAAGACATAAATGAACCTATGGTCTTTGACGGCGAGATTATGAGTAGTTCATTTCAGGACTTAATGAAACAAGTACATCGAAAAGATAATGTTCAAGCACAAGATGCTACATTATATCTTTTTGATTGGTTAACTCTTAAAGAATTTGAAGAAGGTAGGAGCAACGTTGCTCAAATTAATCGCAGCAACCTACTTAGTCAATTCCTCAAAGCATACAATTTCGATTCCATTGAGCAACTTGGATTTGAATTTGTAAATCTTGACAACGAGGAAGGTAAGAAACGTTTTGCCGAGATTAATGCTTATGCTATTGAAAATGGTTATGAAGGTATTATGATTAAAGACGTTGATGCTCCTTATGAATGTAAAAGGTCAACTGCTTGGCTCAAACAGAAACCTTTTATTGAAGTTAGTCTTGCTGTTAAGGATGTTGAAGAAGGCACAGGTCGCAATGAAGGACGACTTGGTGCATTAGTTTGTGAAGGAGAAGATGATGGGAAATTTATCAGGGTTAATGTGGGTAGCGGATTTACTGATGATAATCGTAGTAGTTATTGGTCCTCTCGCAGCCTTTTACTGGGCAGCGTTGTGGAAGTAAGAGCAGATGCTATTACTCAAAATCAAGATGGAACTTATAGTTTGCGATTCCCTCGTTTCTTAAGGTTCCGTGGATTCGAGTCTGGAGAGAAACTATAGTTACTCAGTTCTTAAAAGAACCTTTTATGTATCGAGCAAATACTCAAGACATTGTTCTTGCAACGGATCAATATGATCCAAGCAAAGGAAAACATATAAAATATAAATTCAACAATTATGGTTTTAGATGTGACGACTTTGATCACTGGGAGAAACATCCGTTAAGGGTAGTATTCACTGGATGTAGTTATTCGGAAGGAGTTGGTTTATCATTAGAAAATACATGGCCTAAGATTATTCATAAAAACCTTTGTGATGATTTTGGACTTATGCCTTTCTGGAATCTATCTGCCGCAGCAAGTGGATTAGATCATATTGTCAAATATCTTTATCATTATGGGGATATGTTACATCCACAAATTGTAATTTGTTATCTTCCTAATATTGAAAGAAGAGAAAGATGGGTTGGAGATTATTTTACTGCTAATACTCCAACTCCGATGTATGATAAGCTTAATAAAACATTTTTAAAAGAAGAATTTATATCTTATCAAACTGAAAAAGATTTTGTAATGTTAAATTTGTTGTTAGAAAAATTAGACAGTTATATGATATTCCACCCTGCTGTTAATGATATAGATATATCATATATGAATTTATTGAACATACAACAGATAGACTTTAATGCCGATATCATGTATCATGACACTAAATTAGATGTAGCTAGAGATAACATGCACCCGGGTCCTAGATCGAATATTGAATTTGCTTCTAGACTGTACAATCAAATTAGAAAAATATCTAAAGAGAGGCTCAATGTTAATAGGATTTAGTATATCGAGATGTATATCTGATATAATGGAAGATAAAGTTGATCCTGATGATATACTTCTTATCATAGGAAGAACTTACTTTGATCTTGATAGTATAGATCAACTTATCACCGAGTATCAACATATGGGGCCTTGGTACGACTATGATAAGGATAAATTGAAAAATATATTAACAACATTATGGAAGTCGGGTAAAATACATCAACCTAGAAGATTTGGAGTACAACCTCCTTCTATGCCAAGAAGTAAGATATGGATGCGAGTTATACTTGATCAAAAAGATATGCCTAAACCCGCACAAGATGCTTGGGATAAGTTTATAGTATTAGCAAGTCTATATGGAGCAAAGGGTGATTAAGGTACAAGGAAAGATTCCACGAGATGTTGGTGTTGCTGTAAGTGGCGGCATCGATAGTATGGTTATCTTAAACTTCCTTCGTCGCAATCACAATGTCACTGCTTATAATTTTGATCACGGAACTAAGTTTGGTGGGAAGGCTGCTGACTTTGTAATCTCATATTGTAAACAGGCTAACATTCCCTATAAATTAGGACATATTAAGAATTATAGACCTAAGGGTGTAAGTAAAGAAGAACATTGGCGTAATGAAAGATATGCTTGGCTAACAGAACAAGACCAAACTATTGTTCTTGGACATCACCTAGATGATTGTTTAGAATCTTATGTGTTTAATATGTGTAATGGTAAAGACTATACTATTCCATATAGACATGCTAATTGTATTCGTCCATTTAGATTAAACAAAAAAGATACATTAGCAGAGTGGGCATTGAATAATTTAATTATTTGGATAGAAGATCCAAGTAACAACGATTATTCTTTTAGACGTAACCACATCAGATGTAGTGTCCTTCCTTCTGTATTAAAAGTCAATCCAGGATTCTATAAGATAATCGCTAAACGTCTTGCTGCCGAAGAAGTGGAGTAAATACATAATGACTGTTTCTCTTCCAACAACTAAACAAGCACGTCGTATCTTTACTGCGGCAATGAAGAGGCATGGAGTTATTATCGAAAAGTCAAAGACTAGAGATAAGGTAAGTCTATCTGGAGTTGATTATGATCTTTGGATAAAACTTTTTAGAGATGACTCTATAAGACCTAAATTAAGAACAGTTGAGTTTCATGTTACATATGAAGATATGGATCAACTAATCGATGCTATGAATGAATTTGAATCTGTAATGGTTCTCAGTGGAAAAATATTCGACAATAGAAAGCATTGGAAATATCGTTACGGATCCAATCACAAATTAATTAAAGTTTTATCTGTTTTAGAATAATTGGTCTATGTGCCAAGTAAGTTCTGGAAAAGTCTTACAAAAGTCTGTACCTCTAACATCGTCCATTCTTTGATACCAGAATTTAAAATTTTTATTCTCATTAGATTCTTTTAGAGCGTTTCTAAATTTTTCCATATTTCCTTTAATAATTTTTGTAGCAAATACTCTCACATTAGAATTTTTCAAAGGAATTAAAGTATCAATATACCATTCTTCAAATTCGTTGAATTTTTGATTTAGATATTCTTTCCATTCTGGGGTTGCAATAGATATCGATAAATGTTTAGGATGCATTAATATGATTGTAGCTATATCAACGTCCCATGCAACTGAATTGTAGAAAGCATAAGGAAATAAATCGTTCAAATAGAAAAATTCTATAATATCTTTCATTCTATGTGCATTTAGAATATTCCAAGTCGGAGTAATAGACCAATGTTTATCAACGCTATTTAATGATTGATTTATTATTTTAATGTTATTAACAATTGCATCTCTATCTGAGGGGTATCTTATATAATGTAATCTTTCTGGGTCAACCTCATCAATACTAACGATTACTTTACATCTTTTCATTTTATTCCAATAATCAACGATATAATGATCTTTGTAATAAAGATTAGTTAAGTTAGTGCTATACATAAATTCTACTTTATCTAATTTTTCTAACCTATTTAATTCAGAAAGTATTTCATAATGTTCGGGATGTAATAATGGCTCCCCACCTGCAAAATAGATATTATCTACAACTTTTGCCTGTGTTTTAATTGTATTAATAAAATTTTCTTTATTTTCTTTACTACTGTAGATTTTAAAGTCATCTGCATCATTTGGCCACATTCTTTTTTTTAGTTCAACCCAACTACTACTATAATCGGGTCCACAACCAACACAAGCAAGATTGCAGAGATTATTAAAACGAAAATCCCATCTATAGAGATTCATTGAATCTAAATGTCCGTCGGGTTCGGTGTTAGGAATCAATTCATCGTATTTGTTGTAATATAGTTGATTCCAGTGTTTCCTATAACTAGACATACTTCCCCATTCTTCTTCTTTATAACATCTTTCACATTGGGGACATTCTTTTTCTTCTAATATATTTTTTCTAAATTCTTTATATTTCTCGTTGTTCCAAATATCTTCGATACTATCTTTATAAAGATTTCCAAAGACTCCATCTCGAGCAACACAACATGGAAGTATATCACCGTTTGGGTTATTATTAATACTAACCCAAGGTGCCATACAAAATACTTTACTCTTGTTTAGTCTAAAGTTTTTTTCTGTATTGCTCATGTATTGTCTCTCTTACAACTTCTTTATCTGTTTTCCAATCACTTATATGACCTTTTCTAACTATCTTTTCTTTAAAGAATTCTTCTAATTCGTGATCGATAGTTAATTGAAAATTATCATCTTCGTCTATTTCAAATAATACGTTAGTAGTATATCTTCTTGCGAGTAAATCTCCAAACAATAAAATATCTTTGTCAGGATCACACCTAAACTGAAATTTTACGCCTTTAAAGTATTTTGTCAACATATAACAAAAAGCAACATATTCATTTGCAATAGATCCTTCAAGATTATTGTCGAATTGAAAAAAGTTTACTTTAAAATCTTGTTCTTGAGTTTCTATTTCTAAATTTTCTATAAAAGAAAACTCATAATGATCTTTAATATTATATCCATGAGAATTAGATATAATACTACCACTATATTGATCTATTATTTGTAACCAAATATGAAACATTTTAAGTCTAAGAAATCTATGAACTATTGTATTTTTGAAATCTTTAGTAGACCAAGATTTTAAAAATGAGTTATAAGAAGGACTTGTTCCATTTCCAATAATATTATATTCTTCATAATTAGTAACTGAATGACTTTGAGCAGCAATTCCAGCAGTAGCTCCAGGACTAATTGCTTTCATATATTTTCTAATATTAAATAAAAGTTGCATACTATGAAAATGATCGATAGGTTCTTCTGTGGCAAATCCTATCATCCAATTAGCATGGGTATGAATTCCAGATTCATAACTGTCTTTAAAATTATTTTCTATTTCCCAGATTTTTATTTTCTTTCTCATATCGTCTAGTATTTTTTGACTTCCTGATTCGACCCCAAAACTAAGACCAACTCCTCCGCTTTGTCTAATTTTCTTGAAGAATTCTTTATCCATTCTTCCATCACATCTAGCATAACTATTCCAATTTATATGCAATTTTCTTTCAATAATAAGATCAACTATTCTCTCAAAGTTTTTAATATTACCATTGATAAGGCTATCTACAAACCATACTCTCAAAACATTATGTTTATTAACTTGATATTCTATTTCATCTACCACACGTTCTGCTTTTAAACTCCTGAAATCCCAAAAATAAGTTTCAGCACAGAAAGAACATTGGGCAACACATCCACGAGAAGTTTCCATACTAATTCCGTAAACCAAATAATTTTCTAGGTTATAATCTGAATAATCTGGATATGGATATTTCTCTAAAGAAAGTCTACTTTTAGTAGATCCAACTATTTCATTAGAAGGAAGTTTTTTTGGAAGATTAGATAAAAGATTTAATAAATTTTCTTCACTTTCACCTATAAAGAAATAATTGATACATTCTTTATCTTTTTTTAAAATTGCATGTAGTCCTGTAATAGTTTCTGGTCCACCTACAATAATACAAATATCTTTATTATGTTCTCTTATTTTATTTGCCATGTATATAGTAGCATGAACATTAGTATTATAGACACTAAAGCCTACAACCTTAACATTACTTTTTAATATATCATTAACTGTTTTATCTAATACCGGTTTAATTTTATCAAATATGTATTTTTCAAAATTATCTTTGAAAACCCAATAAAAGAATCTTTCACCTCTCCAATAGTCTTCACCTGTTAATTCTGTTAATAGATGATAACATTCAATATTAACATCATATGCCTTAACACTATAACCTTCTTTTCTTAATAATGAAGTTAATTTTGCTACATTATATGGAGGAAATAGTACTCCCCAAGAAGGAGCAATTACCATAGATATTCTATATAGATTAGTTTTTGACCATTTGACTTTGGGATTTTTAAAAGAAACTTTATTATTTTTTGTTAGAGGAGAACCGAGATGAGAATTGGCATGATTGGGTTTTTTAGAAATCTCATCTTTAAGAATTTGATCTTTAAGAATTTGATCTCTATCACCTGTTAATAATCTTTTAGCCTCTTCGATTTGTTTTAGTAGATCTGGATCTAACTTAGCCATGACGACGGATTATCTAATACCTTTCCTAACCAGGGAATATAATCCCTTACATTGTGATTTCGAAGTTCATCTTGACGATCGAGTAGTGTTCTAAACTCAGGCATGAATATTGAATTATCCTGTTGGTTCATGAATTTAATAATATTATATATATTATATTCTAAATCCGGTATATCACTGTTTGCAATGTATGAATCATAATACTCAGTGATCATTTTTTTAGCATATGGTGGAATAGTTTGCACACAATAAGAACGTGGAAATACTAAACGATGCCAGTTAAGATTTGGTCTAAATTTCTTAAATTTTTGTTCATAAAACCAAGTAGCAAATTCAGGTAGATGCATAATATTAAAAATACTAATAGTAGCATTAGTGCTACCATATAAATGCGGAATATCAATCTCATCAAACATTCTTAAATTACGTTCAATGACATTCCAATCACTAGGATATCTAACATAATGTGCAAGATCTCCCATAGCATCGATGGACCAGCAAACATCAACTAATTTAAATTGTCTCCATTGTTCTAATAGATTTTTATTAAGTGTAGTTCCGTTTGTATTATATTCTATCTCGATATTTTTAGCAAAGTCGTTTTCAATACAATAATCTAAAATTTCATAATGTTTCTTATTAATCAAAGGCTCGCCACCGGTGAAATATATTCTATTAACTGTAGGTAAAACCTTATGTAAGAAATCATCAAGTTCTGGTTTTTTCCAGTAATTGAAATCATCTTGTTTAATTTTAAGAATCTTATTTTCTTCTATAATCTCATAAGTTCCGGGTCTGCCATTAATTGTAAATTGACGACCGTATTGATAATCTACCCAAAGACTACTATTATCTGGACCACAACTGCGACATGCAAGATTGCAAAGATTTCCAAGTCTTAAATCTAAATATTGAACAGGAAATTTTTCGTTATCTATATGTCCTGTTGGATCTGCCTCGTCTAATATTTTTTCTAAAGTATCTTTATAGAAAAATTGTTGTCCTTGTCTTTTTGAATGTCTTCCTCCGAGGTCTTCTTCGTCCCAACACAATTTGCAGATAGGATGTTTTTCTCCGGCTAACATACTCTTTCTGAGTTCAACATATGTTGGATGATTACGTACAACATCGATATCGGTTTCTGCAATATTAGAAGCCTTTTCTTCTGTAAATAATCTACCACCTGAATTGTAAACACACATACAGCAAATACCATAATCACCATTTTGATAAACAGCACTATGAGTCCAAGGAATAGTGCAAATAGTTTTCTTTCGTTCTTCTCTATCCATTAGAATCTCTCTTTAGTAGACATAATATCGAAATTACAATGACACATTGTTTTATTACATATGATAGGATCTTTAGGTATTTGAACGTAAGGATCATCTATTCTTCCAACAATACCACCAACCTTACACCAACCTCTATAAACAAAACCATCCATGTCAACAATTATTTGCTCTACGCCTGCCCAACATTTCCAACCAGACCAATCATTAGTTTTTTCATTAATAAAGACATGAGCACCGAGTGAAATTTTTCTACCACTCATATAAACTTCGCTCATTGCTCCTCGATAGATATCAAAATGTTTTGTATGTTTTATTTTTTTCCCTATCAAATCCCATTGTTTGTCAATGATATTTTTTTGTTCAGGGGTATAATCATAAAGAACAGATCCAAAGTCATGTATTAGGGGTTGGATAGCAAATGATATATTTCCTAATTCAACGGCTCTATTGGCAATTTCTAAACAGAAATCAAATTTATCTGGTGCCATCATAATATTAACATGTGTTCTTAAATCATTATGCAAAAGTTTAATTACATTTAAAAAATGTTCTGGATTACCATATTCTGGATGAAAACTTAAACATACATGATCAAAATATTGTTTATGACTTTCCCACCATTTAATAGTTCTTGAACTGTTACTAATAAGTCCAACCCTTGCTCCTAACGATGTTACATGTTGGCAAAGTTCTGTAAAGTGTTTATACAATGTAACTTCACCACCAGTAAATTCAAAATAAACTTTTTTTGGAGCAACTTGATTTACAACTTTAGTAACAAAGTTTTTAACTGCTCCAATGTCTGGCCATTTTTTAGAACCATCGTGTAACCCTTCTGGACAGTAACTACAAGAAAAATTACAGGTATTACCTAAACACCAGTTAACTACAAACCAGTTTTTATTTAAAGGATTTTGATGATCTAATAGAATATAAGAATGTTTCATGACATTACTATATAAGTGTTTTTGATAATTTACAACGTTATTATTGGCTCGATAGATATTGTAATAAATTAAATAATATGCTTTAATAGTTGCTAGGAGAATATTATGCCCGTATTGTATATGTTAGTTGGTGTTCCTGCTTCTGGAAAGAGTACTTGGGTAAAGAAGCATCAGAACAGCAATACTCTTGTAGCAAGTTCGGATGATTTTATAGAGAAACAAGCCGAGAGACTGGGTTCTACGTATAATGATGTCTTCAATGACTATGTTAAGGCAGGAAATACTCATGCTATTGAAACTGCCCGCAAAGCCTTTAGTGATAAAATGGATTTAATTTGGGATCAGACAAATCTCACAAAAAACGGTCGTCGTAATAAATTAAAGATGGTTCCAAAAGATTATAAAAAGATTGCTGTCTTCTTTTCCATTCCACATATGGACGTTCTTAAGAAACGTTTAGCAAGTCGTCCAGGTAAAAACATTCCAGACTATGTTATGAATAGTATGATTAAAACTATCGAAAAACCATCCAAGGACGAAGGATTTGACGATGTGATTACAGTGTAGTATAATCTACATAATGGAGTAATGAAAATGAAAACCTTCACAAAAACAATCGTCGTTGGATTAATCTTATGTTCTAATCCTCTCTATGCACAAACTTATTTAGAATCTAATAAAGAAGAAGTTCCTTGTGAATGGGAGTCTGAAACAGATAGTGGCAAGGGAATATGCCATATTATAGCACAAGGTACTCAGATGGGAGAAACTACTACTTCCTTCCGAATTAGTAACCGACCAGAAGTGTTTACAATTAGCGATCAAGAGCAACCAACTATATCACTCGAAGAAAGTAAAGACCATTGGAAGATTGTTTGGAAAGGCAAACTGCTAGAAGATAATTGGCAAGAAATTGGTGGAAATCACGCTACAGAAACAATCAGATTAAGTAATGGATTAAAAGTTATACTTCATCGATAGGTTGACAGCATCCACTCCTGTGCTATTATGTATTATAGGCAATAAGGAGCAAGCAGATGGTTTACTTAGTTTATCACATTAAACGTAAACAATCCGTTAAATGGTATCTTACAGAACGTGGAGCCAAAATTGGTAAGGCTGCTATGAATCGTAAGGCCGGACATGAGGCATACGGTGTTATGGAAGAAAATGCTTTCAACACTGTATACAATCAAAAGGTTGCTGTTAAGAACTTAATGAATGGTAAAGATGTTTACATTAACCAGCAAGATGTTGGTGGTGTTTGTGATCCGTCCACCGAAAGGTACTGGTCCATGTAAGGTTGACATACTTCGCAAAGGTGCTAATATATAATTGTAGATAAAGGAGCAGGCTATGTTTGATGTTCGCAAAACTGATCACTGGACTTTCGCAGACTTTATTGAGGAGATTATTGATTTAAGTGAGATACTCGAAATTCCAGGTATCAGTGATAAGCGTGGCTTGTTAATTAAGGAAGTGTGGAAGCGTTTTCCTAATGAATGTACAGCATTAGGATTGACAGACGGACTTACACAATAAAATGGTAAAGTCCATAATACATGTTAACCAACATGTAATTCGTTCCAATCATAAGACTGGTTCTCGCGAGCCAGTCATAACCGTTAAGCAAGGTAAGAAGAATACCTATGCCCACGAAGTTGAGATACTAGGACCAAGCCGTGTTGTTTATAGTCCGGACAAGCCTTTGAGTTGTGGAGCAAGAGTTTGGATTGAAACGACTAGTGAGGTTGACATAAAGTAAATAGGTACTATAGTAAGTATATAAAGTGTTGCTACATCTACACATCAACAACAGATTCGCGATATGTTGGCTGTTGGTCTAATGGATAGGACGCCTTCGCGTAGGAAATGTGGGTTCGATGCCCATACAGCAGGTGTGTAGATGTAGCAACATTAAGAGTTGCTGGATTACTATTGAGCGGTTTCTAGATCTGCTCATGTGCTTACCAGTAGAGGGTCCCGATACCTCTATAAAAACAGGGGTGAATTTGGAGTCTGGACCGTAGGACGCCACGGATGAGCATACTAGTCACTGCTTCGAATCGGAAATGTCCTACACTTGACAACATTTCTATATATGTTATTATAACATTATGGACAATAAGGTGAAAGTTTGGATTGTTCTTAAGAATGGCAAAGTGGACGAAGTATTCGTAAATGAATCTGCCGCTATTAGTCATCTTAATAAACTTAATAGCCAACACGTTCACGCTGAACTCATTATCAAAGAGGTCAAACGATGACATACGCAATTCCCGCAGTTGGAACAGATATTGAAGTTTGTATTGCCAATCCACTTCCAATTTCTGCTCGCTATCCAGGTATGCCAGATCGTAATTGGTACCGCGGCAAGATCCTAAAGTCATTAAATTGGATGACAGGTGACATGTTCTGTTTGTCAACAGACAATAGAGAATCACCTGTTCGTGTACTAGACAAGGACAGAGTATTAGAACTGCGATTAGCAGAAAGTTCTGTAGAGGTAAAAGAGAATTCTAATTTCCACTGCTATCAAGTTGACGGCAGTAAGGGATCTGTATATAATGTAATCAACGATAGCGGTAAGTGGACATGTGATTGTCCTGCGTTCTCCTTCCGCAAAGGTAAGAAGGTAGAGTGTAAGCATATTAAACAGATACAGGAATCGTTGTAATGGCTGATATCAATGAAATGGTTGGACTAACCTTTCACCACATTGAGGGTAAGGTTGAGGATGACGAATTGCTGTTCGTTGGAGTAGGCGATGTTCCTACCTTTAAGTTCTACCACAAGCAGGATTGCTGCGAGAATGTAAGCATTGCAGAGATCCACGGTGACCTTGAGGATCTTGTAGGAGTGCCAATTCTCGAGGCTCGCGAGGATACGCAGGAAGGCGTAGTCGGTTATTTTGAAAGTTCCACTTGGACTTTCTATAACTTCCGCACCATTAAGGGTTCTGTAACCGTTCGTTGGTTAGGTACTTCAAATGGCTACTATAGCGAAAGCGTAGACCTGATACGATTACCAACTGAATATGAAGAAATAGTAAAGGATGTGAAAGATGAAGATTAGTGTTGACTTCAATGATGAGATTATAACCGGTTTGGTTATTGAAAGTCTCAAGAATGATTACGACCTTTGTGATGAGGATGAGGTGCGTAATGCCATACAAGTCGTGTTGGAATATTATATGGCTCCAGGCGAATGGGCAGATTGGAATGCCTCAAAGAAAGAAATAAGTTATGAGTGATCTTGTAAAGAAATTACGATCATATCCATCTTCCACTTGTAAGGATGCGGATATCTATGCTGCTGCTGACAGGATTGAGGAACTAGAGGCTTCTATTGATAAAAACGACGAATGGGCAAAGTGGTTCATTGAGAAAACTGACACCCGTATTGCGGAACTAGAGGCGGCGTTACAGCCGTTTGCTGAACTAGGCGATAACTTCTCTGATAGCGAAGTGATGGAAAGCATACGCCATGCCCGTAAGGTAATAGGAGAGAAAGAATGACTAAAGTTCTTTATAATACTCACTGGGGTATATACAGCATTCCACTTGAAGTTCTAAAAAGATATAATGAACTTACTGGAATTGATCATGATGTTCTCCTTACCTTTTCGGACGAGATTCCTCGTCACGATCCTTTGCTTGTTCAAGCCTTTGAAGAGTATCTTGCTGAAGAAAAGAACTTAAACAATACAGACGTTCGCATTACAGAAATTCGAGGTAATCGTTATAGAATACAAGAATATGATGGCAACGAAAGCGTAATCGAGCCTGAAGATGAGGTCTGGATAGAAGTGAATGAAGGTGGTCATGAATCTATACTCAATTAAATGGCGAACACATCCATATCATCCAATTAAGAGACCAGCACCACTGTTGTGTCGACATTATACAGCCTTTATTATCTATCCAAATTATTCTTATTTGATCAAGCGAGTAAACAGCAGGAGACCGAAGAGATGACCACTTGGAATGATATTGAAAGAGTTCGCTGCTTAGATGAACTTTGTGAGAAGTTGGGCTTCACATATCAACCCGATGGGTATGGCACCAGTCATATCTTGCTTAATGCTACCGATGAGTTAGTTGTCTATGCTAAACACATAAGTCTCTATCGTGGTAATGTAGAAGATATGATTAACTTCCTTAAAGGTTGGGAGCAGGCACATCTGTATCTCAATATTCTAGGTGCTATTAATGAAAAGAGGATCGAACGGTCAAAGTTAGACTATCGCAATAAGCATTTGGTTAAAATCATTAAAGGAAAAGATGACATACTCTGTTGAAGTAGAACATTACGATAAACAACTTGGTAAATGTCTTAACTATCTACGACTAAATGGAAAGAATCCACAACCAGCAATATCAGGTTTATCATATTATGATAAATTAATCTCACAGATGGAACAGGAAATGGATATTAAAGTTCATTGGTTAGATGGCGAGGCTCGTGTTTGGTATAAATTAGAATTTGAAAATGAAAATAAATTCTTATTATGGTTGATGAGGTTCTCATGAATTCTCCGCAGACTAAGTATCTCTGGCACGATGGTGCTAAAAGATATTACATTAAAGATCCCGTTGACGGCGGTCGCGTCTTGAGAAATGATTCACGAGACAAAATCTTTGCGTGGTGTAAGCAACATTGTAATGGTGATTACTGGATTGGCATGGGCTTTGGCATGTTTGAATTAGATAGCGATGCTGCTCTATTTTTGTTGAGGTGGTCGTGATTAGTCGTTGTAACCTTTAGAAACTTTACGCTGACCTTTGTATGCCTTCATTCCTTTAATAGGTATATTCAATTTACCAGCAAGTTCAATAATGCTTGGTGGTATCTTATCTTGTGGAATATCTGGATTAATTTCAATATGACTTATGAAAGGTTGTTTGAGAGGAATCGGAACTAGAACTTCTTCTTCCTTTTCTGGATCCTTACCTTTAGGAGTGCCTTTATAATAAGGGGACCAACCAAATAGTTGTACTTTTATACCTGCTCTTCTTAGGGCATCACGATCTATAGCAAATTGAGCAGCACCTTCATAATTTGGGAAGCGATAGAATTGATCGCGAGTTAGACTAATAACAGGATTAGTTCTACCCATCTCAGAACCATGTGTGGCTACACGAGGGAGGATCTTACCACTTTGTAAGATCTTTTCTAATATAGAAAAACTGTATACACTGTGGTATAAGAGGTTGGCTCCAACGGCTTCGACGAGTTCTGAAATCTTCATACTATTATTTACAGGATTACGTCTATGATTACGTCCTTAACTACTTCTTCTGCGATCTCGACGCCTTCTTTCTCTAACTCTGCTTCAACTTCTTTAATAAGTTTTTTACTCTTTTTCTTTAATCTACAAAATCCACGCACTACTGATTCAAATAGTGGTTTTGCTACAGTTGGTGCTACTACTGAAGCAACACCTACAACTATGCCTGGAAGAAGTGCTGCTTCTACAACGGCTGCTCCAACTGCTATTACTGCTACCGAAGTAACTGTTGACTGAATATGTTCTTGCTTCATTTCGATTCTCCACGTATATTTAACAAGAAATAACCCGCTATATCTTAAAATACCAGTTAATAAATAGAAGAACATGACACAGAGAAACAGAAAAGAATATAGATCAATCTTTATCTCAGATGTACATTTAGGTACAAAATACGCCAACGCCGAATTACTCCTAGAATTTCTAAAAGATACAAGAGCCGAAAGATACTATCTAATCGGTGATATTATTGATGGTTGGTCTATGAAGAAGAAAGTGTACTGGCCACAAGCACATAATAACATAGTACAATACTTTCTAAAACTATCCAAAAACGATCACAAGGTTTTTTACATAACAGGTAATCACGATGAGTTCTTAAGAGAATACGGTGGAACCACAATGGGAAATATTCATCTTGTAAATGAATGTATCCATCACGGTGAGAATGGAAAAAGATATCTAGTTATCCATGGTGACCAATTTGATCTTGTTACCACTAACGCTAAATGGTTAGTTCATATCGGCAGTTGGGCATATGATTGTATGATTGAACTTAATACAAAATTACAATGGCTTTATAGAACTTTGGATATTAAAGGTTTCTCATTAAGTGCTTGGGCAAAGCATAGTGTTAAAGAAGCAGTAAACTTTATTGGTGATTACGAAGATGTTGTTTCAGACTATGCTGCTAAAAAATGTGTTGACGGAGTTATATGTGGTCACATACATTTTTGTAATATCAAAGAGATGAACGGCATACAATATATGAATACAGGTGACTGGGTAGAATCATGTACTGCTATAGTTGAACATCACAATGGAAAGTTTGAGTTGTTGAGGTTCTTATGAGTAATTTAGAAAAAAATTATCGCAAGATTTATGAAAATCATCATGGTTCTATCCCAAAAGGCTATCATATTCATCACAAGGATGGAAATCATCTAAACAATCATATAGATAACTTACAATGCGTATCAGTACAAGATCATTTTAATATTCATTTCTCTCAAGGAGACTGGGGTGCTTGTTATGCTTTATTCAAAACAGGGCATATGACATTAACTCCAGAGCAGAGATCAGATATTGCTAGTCGCCGCGAAAAGAAAAAAGTAGAAGATAAAGAACATATTTTTCTTAATCCAGAATTTGTTGCTATGGTTGCCGAAATAAATAGCAAAAGATTACAAGAATTAGCAAAAGAAGGTAAACATCCGGCACAATTAGAAAAAAATAGAAAAAAGTTATCCGAAAGAAATTCAAAAACACAAAGCGACTTATCTAAAAAAGGAAAACACGTTTTCCAAAAAAAGGAACATCGTGAAAAACTTTCTAAAATAGTTAGCGAATCTAATAAAAGACGAGCAACTGGAACTAACTGGTGGAATAATGGACAGAAAAATAAACAATCAAAGGAATGTCCAGGCAATGGTTGGACCATTGGGAGGTTAGAGGTTAGTGGCTCTAAAGGATTCAAATGGTGGAATAATGGAATTAATAATGTTTTTACAAAAACTTTCCCAGGCAATGACTGGGTATCAGGAAGAATAAAAGAGGATAAATGATGAAAATTGTTATTTTTTCAGATGCTTCGAGTAAGAATCAAATAAATGGCGTAAAATATACAATTGAACAAACTAAAAAATGTCTTGAATTAAGAGGTTATACTGTTACAATAATTGGACCAGATGACTATAAGGTTACAGTTCCTCTTCAACCTTCAACTGGTATCTATATGCCAATATTTCCTCTTGGTCTTGTTGAAGATGCACTCGAGGACGCAGATTATATTCATATAGCGACGGAGGGATCAATTGGACTTGCTGCCAGATACGCCTGTAAAAAACAAAAAAAGAAATATACTACAAGTTTTCATACTAAATTTCCAGACTACCTTTATGAACATGCTTATATTCCACCCAGAGTTACTGGTCGGTATTTTCGTTGGTTTCATCGAAACAGCAGTTCTGTTCTCGTTACAAACGCCGCCATGGTTAACTATTGTTCTAAACTGGGCATCAAACACCTAACAATCTGGTCAAGGGGTGTTGATACAAATCTATTCAAACCAGATCCTAATTTTAAGAGACAAGGATCTGCTATTCGTGCTGTCTACGTTGGTAGAGTTAGTGCCGAAAAGAATCTAGAAGCATTTCTCAAAATAGAAAATCCTAATATCATAAAATATGTCATTGGTGACGGACCACAATTAGATTCCTATAAAGTATTATATCCTGATGCTTTTTTTCTTGGTAAGAAGACACATGAAGAAATTGCTAAATTATTACAAACAATGGATGTCTTTGCTTGGCCTTCGCTAACGGATACATTTGGACTTGTTGTATTGGAGGCTATGGCTTGTGGATTACCTGTTGCTGGATTCGATAATGAAGTTAATCGTTACCTTATTGAAGATGGTATTTCTGGATCATTAATGAAATTTGATCTTGAAGAAGGTATATTAGCATCTTTTCAATGCTTGAAGAAAGAAGATGCTATCGCTCGTGCCCAAAAGTTTTCCTGGGACGCAGCAACAGATCAATTTGTTGACAATCTAGTTAAGTCTTGACATAGTTCTTAAAGGTGTTATTATAACACTATGAGATATCAGTTTCCAAAGATTGAGCATATTAACGATGTGCTACCCGCTATTCAGGACTCTCCCGAATTTATTGTGGCGGAGCGTGAATACTTCACTGTGATTAACTATTTGGTTTCACATCCGGAGACCTTTCCCGAAGTGGACGAATCTCCCGAATTAGAATATGATCTGATCGCAAAGCGTAACGCTATCCGTCGTGAATGCCGCGGACTTATCTTCTGTAAGACTACCGGTAAGATACTTCGGAGACCGTTTTCCAAATTCTTTAATATTGGAGAGCGAGACGAAACCCAACTTCATTTGTTAGACTTCACTGGTTCGCACGAGGTCTTTACCAAGGAAGACGGTTCTATGGTAACTCCATTTGAAGTTGGTTTTGGTTCCGGTGTAATCCGTTGGGCGACAAAGATGGGATTATCGGATGTGGCTCTGAACGCAGAAGTGTTTGTGGCAGAAAATCCAAAGTATCAAGAGTTTGCCAAATGGTGTATTGCCAATCGGCTAACTCCTATATTTGAATGGGTAAGCCGCAAGAATAGAATTGTTCTCGACTATCCCGAGGATAATCTTATTCTTCTTGCTGTTCGGCATATGGAGACGGGAGAATATCTTCCTTTGAAGGTATAGATCCTAAATACTTCTCTATTGATGCTAAAGACAAACAGGTTCTTCTTTTGATTAACTCTTTGTTTTTAGCATCATTAAATGTTTCTTCAGTAAGTTTATCATAATGTATATAAAACTTTTGTAAGAACTTAATACATCTACCTTTTATAAGATTTTTCTTTCGGTCCTCATTAAACTTTATACCTGTTTGACCTAATGAAATTTTGCGGCGATCTTCCTCTGTTCTTTTAGATCCTTTCCATAAGGACCGCAATTTAGAACGAGTTTCTTCGGAAACAATTCTACCTGTATTTCTTATTATTAGTGCTTCACGGACATGCTCAGGTCGAGGTTTTCCCTTATAACGATCTTTAGCCATACTCGCATGTTCTTCTTTAATTGCTGTATATAATTTTGAATTAAGTTTTGTAGGCCATCTATTACTCGTTGACATTCTTTTATACGCACATAACATTCTATATTTCGGATCACCGATAACCATTCTTGTTAATAATAGATGACAAATATAATGTTCTCTACAAGTAAGAAGAACGAGATTATCTTTAGAATTACTTCCTCCTAAAGATTTTGGAAAAATATGATGAGATTCTAAAGTGCCATCGAACTTTTTGGATCTATTTTCGGATTTGGCTTTCTCAATAATGGCAAGATACCAATTTGTATATTTGTTTGTGAGAAAATATGTGCTATAAATATTCATGCTGTTGCTCCTATAAAGCGATAGAGTAGTTGGGAACGCCAATTCCGTGAACTACACTCTTATTTATTCTCCTAACAGGTTGACTGCTTTAGATATGATGCTATTATACATTATAGGAGATTGTCATGGACTTAATCAATCAACTTTTGGAACGCATTAAAACTTTGGACATCCCTGTTGTGGCAACACACGACCCTGTTGTTGATCCAAAGGCTTTTATGGATTATGTCCGCGACCTTAAGGATGCTGAAGGATTTGTTATTGCGTGGCCTTCCGGATACCGCGTAAAAACTAAAGCAGCAGATTACCTCCGCCTCCATAAAGTTAAGGACTCGCTCAGTCAGGAAAAGAATGTTATCGAAATGCTTATTAGCGAATCAATCGATGACGCTAAACCTTTCATGAGTGCCGAAGATCGTAAGAGAGTAGAGGAGTTTGAAGATGGATTTTGGCAGAATGTTGAATATTCTGCTAAAGAGTTTGAATCTTACTTTAATAGATTATCTATTGATCGTAAGACTTGGTCTCTAGAACATATGAAAGATATGAACGCGAAGAATCCATTTTCTTCAAACATTGTGTTCAACTTGTACAATGGTAAAAGTGCTCTCGATACAATCATTGAGATCATTACTAAAAACTTATCAACTCAAACTCAAGTAGATAAAGTCCGCTGCCTTTGGGGTGGACTTTATTGGAATTATTCCTTTGGTGAAGAACAACAAAAAGTTGC